TATAGACACCGTCTCTGACATACATGGAGGTTCCCGAAAGATTTCCCGTGATTGGCTCAAGAAACCTTTTACCACCTATTATGGTTTGCTCGCCAGTAAGGTAAACTCCGTCTTGTACATACCTTGCGGTTCCAGAAAGATTGCCGCTTACATTTCCAGAGATAAAAGAATCGAAAGATTTTATGCCGCTTATATACTGATTGCCAGTAATGTAAACTGCATAATCTCTAACATTCCCAACAGCATCTTCTATATGTCTTGCTATAGGAGAACCGCTTAAGTAAATATCATCACGAAAATCTTTAATTCCGCTAATTCCAAATTTTGCTCCAGATTGATCTCCTGTTACATAGACCCCATCCTGAACATATCTAGCTGTACCAGAGAGATTTCCGCTAACATTAGCATTTACAAAATTTTGAAAACTTTTAATTCCACCGATTAACTGGTCTCCAGTTAGATAAACACCGTCCTGAACATACCTAGCTGTTCCAGATAAATTCCCACTAACATTCGCTTTTACAAAATCATCAAATGTTTTTACCCCATATATACTTTGGTCACCAGTTGTATATACTCCGTCTACTACATATCTTGCTGTTCCTGAAAGGTTTCCGCTAACATTTCCTTCAATGAACTCCTCGAAAGTTTTTATACCTCCGATAGTTTGATCTCCAGTAGTATAAACACCATCTTGAACATATCTCGCTATGCCAGAAAGGTTTCCGCTAACATTACCAACAATAAAAGATGTAAAAGTTTTTATTCCATTTACTGTTTGATCGCCAGTAACATAAACTACATCACCAAATAGAGTCTTAAAGTCTATCTTGTAGTTGTTAAAGTCTTCTCTGGCTACTAAAAAGTAATCGGTCCCTTTAAGATAAGGAACGTTATCGAGATCTGAAATTTTTCTATCTACAGCCATTATATTACCTTACACTTATTTATCCGCCCTGAAGATCCCTTAATTGTTCAATCATGTCTTTAGCAACCTCAAGTAACAGCTTACCACCACTACCATCTTCAAGTAAAATATCTAGAACATTACCAGTTCCTGTTTTTGACCTTCTCCCCCCCGCTCCATCAGGCTCACTATCCTCTGATGTTACAATACCATCAAGTTGTGTTATGTGCTGACTTATAAATGCACCAGCTTTCCCTGTAAAAACTTTAGGTATGTCTAATGAAAAATTTAAAGATGTAGTAAGATAATCTCCTTTAGAGACTGAAGTTTCATATTGTTGAGAAACTAATCTCGAACCAAGAAATGCCATTCCAGACTTATCATCATCAATATTCGGGTTTTCGCATGTAGCTCTTGAGTTTGATATCAAAAAATCGGTTGAATGATTTTCACAAAGTATATTTTTTAATCTTCCAGATATTTGATTACTCACAAAAGCGTCTAAGCTAATTGAAGCCTCTACTGGAAACATTATTTCTCTTTGGTGAGCATGTTGCCCAAAATCATAAAGCACTTTCCTCGATATATCCGCAGAAAAAGAGAAGGATTGAACTCGTCCTTGAGTCTCAAACCCCCCTATACCTAAATTAATTTCTCTTTGCCCATCATTTATTTGGAAAATATTTCTATTTGTTATTTGTAGATCCTCTCTGTCGTAATCCAAGTAACTATAGTCTGATATATTTTCAAATGTATCATATAAAACATCTTCCGCCTCAAAAGAAACGTTAACCTTTATTAGTCCAGACGCTAATATATCAAAAGAATAACTGGTTAAATTTGCATTAATAAATGCACATGCTGATAATTCTCCTTCGGGTGTAAAATCTTTGAAATCTTGACCTTCTGTGTTGGATAGAAAAAACAAATCAAAAGATTCTAGCCCAGAAAATAAAGGAATTTTATCTAATATTGCCGCTTCGGATGTAACGGGCATCCTAAATAATTTCTCATTATCTACATCTGATAAGAAATATGAAAAGCTTAAATAAGGTCTTTGGTTAGATATGACTGGCTTTAATATTTCCTCATATCCTACGGATTTTATTTCTTCTCTTTGGATATTAAATCCAAAACTAAAGTCCTGTATTAATGATATTGCCTGTATTTGATCGGGTACAGTCCTTGATGCAGCAAATAATCTAGCAGAATTATACCTTAATATATCATTACCCTTCACAAATAAATATTACACCTTTACATGGATTTTACCTAGATATTGTGTATAATAAGTTATGAGCAGAGTCCCAAATGTAAAATTAGGCGGAGGATCATTAAAGGTTGGTCATAGCGTTTTTGCAAACCAGTTAAAGAAATGGAATGGTACTGGTACTGCTATAACCTACACAGATCTTGTAGATAGGCCCGATTATTACTTAAGAGAAGTTGCTGAATATTTTGGCTTAAGTTACGATAAGAGAACAATTAAAAAAGACGATTGGTACGAAGTTAAAGACCCTAAAGTTGTTAAAAATCCTGCTGAAGGGTCTCCATCATTAATTTATTCTGATAAATTACCCAGAGCCGCAAAATTTTATGTTGATTACGATAAAACTTATTTAAATCAATTTACAGATGCTACTTATAAGTTATCATTTAATCATCCAGAAGAAGGATTAAAGCAGTCCAGATCGTTAAAATATTATTTTACATGCGAAGAAATACAAACTGTAATAAATGAAGATTTAATATCTGGCTATTCTGGTTATAGTGTTTCTAATGCTGGTGATATAGAGTTTGGTAGTTTTGGACCATACATGCTTCAATCTAATTGGACTGGATTAAATACTAATCCAATTTATGTAAGCGAAAATTCTAATAAAGAATTAATAAGCGGTTTTATTACTGGTTATCATGGAGGATTGAACTCTCATAGCCATTATACTTTAAATTTTGCAAAAACTGGATCTGGCATTTACACTCATACATATTCTGGTACTAACTTCGAGCCAGACACGGAAATAAGAGTAGAAACTGTATTTCAAGATTATGATGTTGATGCTGGCTCTTATATGGTGGATTCTGCTACAAGCATACCTTTACTTGTAGGTGTTAGTGGGGTAGATTCCTCAGAGTCCATATTTCATACTACTCTTACAACCTCTGATTCTGCGGGAATGATTACTAGGCCATCCGCAGCAAGAGTTGTTCAATGGACTACGGGCATAGATTTTGTTTTTAGCGACGAGATAGACCCCAATGATTCAGAGAAAAAAATATATATAACTGGAGCTTTAGCGACTCCAAATCCTAATGTTTTGCGTACATTAAAAATTACTCCATATCAGGCATATGAACTTAATTTAGAAGTTGACGGGGATGGAGCATACGGTTATACTAAAGAAAATTATTGGTATCTAGGAGCTCCAAGCGGATACTTGGGTCATAGGCATTTTCATTATTCAGGTATAAAAATTACAAACTCAAATGAAATAAAAGGTTTTAGAATACCCTATCAAAACAATCCAACCGTAAATGATACTTTATCAAGGGTTGTTATAACTAATTGCCCTAATTTTGAGCATTTTAGAGGTCATCCAATGGAATTAAAGGCTATTGCGCATCTTGATCTTTCAGGCTGCTCTTTATCCACACAAAATGATTTACATGGAGCTCATTCATCGGCTTTTTATAGTAGCACTGGAGAATTTCCTCAAAATGTATATAGAACCGTCCCCGATTACTTAAGAGTGCCTTATTACAACGGTATAGAAGTTGACGAAGCTCATGATCAAGCCGTTCCTGAGGGAGCAGATCCAGCACCAATTAACTCTTATTTATTAAAACATATAAATGTAGCTGGTAATAGTCTTAATCAAACTGGCCTTTACTACTGGATAAGGGCTGCAAATATAACCTTCAGAAAAAATGGTTACTTAAATATCTCGAACCAAGACCCAAGGGTAGGACCAGAATCACCAGTTTTTGATGGATTGAGGAGTAATGCTCACGAAGAAGGTTTTCCCGATATTAATAATTATTGCATTAGCGGTATAAATGAATTAAAGAAAAATGGTTGGACTGTTATTCACGATGGATCTTTTGACCGACTTCCAGAATAAAGAAAGAAATTAATATGTCAGATTTTTATGCAACAATAGATAGCTCTTTATACAAAACATGTAACGATAAAGACGGAGAAAGTGAAAGTAAGGTAATAATAACGCCCAAGCTAACTGTTGCTCAAGGCGAAGCTGCTCAAGCACCAGGCGGAGGAACTATTTTAAATATCGACACTTATCAATGGGAAGTATTAAATATAAACAGCAATTATAAAAATGCTATTAATAAACAAACTTATGCTACAGTAACCCCCTTAACCGCAACTAATGAAAAATTTGTAGCATATGAGGTTTCAAACATCCAGGATGGAGAAGTTGTCTTCATTCAAATAGCATGCTCCATAGCAGATTCTGGTAATCCAACTGCTCTTCTTAATTATGATTATGAGTATGGGAGTAAGATTATATCAAACCAAACAGTTTACAGGGGTGATCCAGAAAATACTAGATTCAGAATATTTTCAACTAAAAACGGAAAAATTGAACAAGAATATATATATGATAATGCTATAGAAAGAACTATAGAGATAGCCAACAAAAATGACAGAAGCTTTTTCTCGAAAATAGAAAATACAGCAAATGGAGGAAAAGAAAATATAGCACAATTTTTAACCAGATTGCAAGAAGTAAAAGGCAAATCTAATTATAATGAAAGCTATTCCACTAAAGCTGATCGAGTTGGCGAAGGAGGGTTTGGTTTAAAAACTAGAGGTAGTGTGAGTTTTGCAAAAGAAGAAAATGTTTTATATGCACATGGTAGATCTTTAGATCTTGATTCAATAGAAAGTTTGCTTTATCAAAACCCTCATAACTCAGTCTCTAGAGGGGCTCCACAAGCTCCAGACCTTGTTCATTATGTTGTAGCTCTTGACAATAGAAGAAGGCAAAACTCTGGGTATAATGCTTATATTAAACCAATGCTTAACCCAGGTTGGTCAACCAAAGGAATTCAACCAAGATTTTATTTTCCCGAAAGAAGTAGCCATCCTGCAGGGAACAATAATCCAGGACAACATTGCGGTTCTGTAGTAGTAGATGTAACATGGACTCCTCCAGCTTATCCAAGATGTCCTAGTTCTCATCCTTCTTGTGTAGGATACGCAAGCACAACGATTCCATACTGCTTCGATCTTCCCTGCCCAAATTGCTAAAATAAAAATTAATTATTTTGCAACTATAAATAATTGATAATTATCTATAGGTTTTGTGCCTTGACCATAACCCAAAAATGGTCCCTCTTCTTGCAAATCTCCTTGATCATCTTCAAGCTCTCTACTAAAAGCATTCGATGCTTGGTGGAGCGACACTTCAATATTTGTTCCTGCTGGTAATATAGCATCGCTATCATATATCGTGAATGCATGAAAAGGCCATCTTCCGCTTTTTTTTCCAGCAAGATAACCGTTCCAGCCAAGCATATCTGTTTCAAATCCGTACTGAGCTAAAGCCCACGGATGCAACAAAGTTTTGTGGCATTTATGCCTAATTTCTTTTGCCCATTGATTTCCATTATTTGTGGAGTTGTTGGTATAACCAGCCCCACACATACTCAACAATAAACACACATCGAAACCCTGTAAGCCAGATCCTAAGCGTTGGCTCATCATAAAAAAACCTCTCATTGATGGGTCAAATCCTATTGCACATCCCGAAAAATTACATTTATCAAGCTCCTTAGCCTTGACTACCGAAGACCCATATGCTTCCTCAAATTCTTTAGCCCAATCACTCCAAGTACTTGTAAAGCTTCCGTTGTTTAAATATGTAGAATTTAGTGATGCTACATTATTTTTATAAGAGGGCCATAGAGCACCAGTAGCTTCATCTAGCCCGCCATGATGAAATTGTTTAATATTAAAAGTAAAATCCTCTCCTTCAAGATCCGAATCACCAAATATTGTTAAATATATTTCGGACGTCTTTAAATTACTATATCCACTTCCACTATATTCTGTAGACGAATCGGTAGAATCATTAGTGTGTTCTTGTTCCCAATACTTTACCCAATTACATTTATTCCAACTTACATTTGTTGTGGCAGAATTTACCTTAGAAGCAATATGCATAAAATGACCTGTATGAGAGTGCCAATATATATGGGTCCAATAAGCTAGTGACGAAAAATCGCGCTTAACATGAAGAGCTTCTGATAACTCGTTAGACCAATAAGGGTGCCTTACTGGGATCTCTGATTTTCCACCGCCAGTACCTTCTTGATTGCTATTCATTATTGTATGAAAAGTTTTTCCGCTTCCAGTGCTTACTGCTGGAGTATTTCTAAACAAATCTGAAACCACCGAGCTGGGTGGGTTATGTCCAACCCTTATGTCATCACATGCTGTATTATCATATGTATCTCCGTCAAAACTAGTTAATTTGTAGTTTCCCCATGTATAGTTGCTATCTGTAGATCCTCTAGGTATTAATAATGTAAAATTTGAATTAGTTTTTGCTGAAGCTAAATTGCTTGATAATGTAATATTTGAGTTTGAAACAGATGCTATTCCATATTCAGTACTGTCCCCTGCGAACTTTATTTTAAAATCCGTTGATATATATCTTCTAAGTATCGAGGTTGAGCCACCATACAGGTTAGAAAATGTTATTGTTTTATTTCCAGCTCCACCACTTGTTGCTTTTATCGCAACCCCTCTGTCTGTATATATATCAGTATTTGACATTTCTGCATATTGTCCTTTTATATCGTTTTGTGCAGAGAGCACTGATCCATTAACTTTAATTGTTATATTTTTTAAATATACTGACCCAGTATGAGTTTGCAGTCTTGTATTGTAATCATCACTAATGACAGCATCTTTAACATCTATTTCATTATCCCAATCGTATGCATTTTCTTCTTCTAGGAAGGGATTGTCGTATCTTTCTGGGCAACATGGATAAACTTCTTCACCATCTATTGTTCCCTTCCAACTCGGCGATGTTTCGACTTGTAGTCTATCAGTTGCTGTTGCGTTACTCGTTGATGGTATTTTACTTCTAAATAATTTTTTTAAATCAGCAACATCTGTTAAAGAATTCTGAGGACCATCTCTATTGTAAGTAAGTGGATTCGATGAACTTCCTCCGCCCGAAAGAGTAGTTCCGTCTATACCGTTAGCGATCCAACTATTTGGTGCAGCACCAGCTGGGTGTAAACTTCCCCACCCGTCTTCGAATTGTGTGCAAAAAGGCTGAACAACTCTAACTCCAAGGTTATTTCCTCCAGCGCCACATTCATTATAATAGAATCTTTTCCTCTTTAATATTAATCTATATCCTTTATAACTTTTTGTAGTAGTTATTTTTAATGGGTTATCCTTGTGTATTCCAACAAAAGGATTGCTTATATTATTAGATAATGCTGAATTTGAAAGGTGATGACAGCTCTCTCTGTTTTGCGCCTGAAATAAATCATCCGTAGAAGTAGAATGCTCAGTGGTTCCACTTTTATCTCTTTTTTGGGGGTATACTGATGCGATGCTATTTACTGTCATAGCTGAAACATTAGATCCATAAGTGGTTACACCAGGCCACCCATAAACCATTGGGGAGTTAAATGTTGTCCAGTATTCTACACTTACTCCATTTGCAGAACTAGCAATGTCAAAAAAATCAAAAGGATGCCTATCGTCTCTAATTAATAGTTGAAAAAAGTCTTGAATATATTCTCTTCTTTTTCCAACAAAAGAAAAAGTCGAATGACTGTCTTCTGTGTCAGTTTTTCCATATCTTACATCATGCGCATTTGAAAACTCAGCTTCTCCACTTCCAGCATAAGATGCACCCCCGTAATTATTCCAGTATATCTGATCGTAGGGCATTTTTAAGACTCTTTACTTATAGGCTTATTTTGTTTTTTTCTATCCTCTAGCTGTTTTTGTCTGTCTTGCTCTCTTCTTGCTAACTCGTCTCGCATAACTAAAATACTTTCATCAAGCCTTTCTTTTTCAGTAATAAAATCGTAGAGTAATGCTTTTATATTTAAATCGTCAAGATCTTTAATGTTCATAACTTATAATAAATCTTAATGGCGATCTTTAAAGCTGTTGTCTCTTTGTAGGTCAACTCTGAATCTCAAACTTGTTGTGGAAGCGTTAACTGCAGTTGGCTTTACTACTAAGTAGTTATCCGTTCCATTTGGATTGATATTATTAGTTGCCACACCTATTAGGGTTTGATGATTTCCTCCTGCTGTAGCATTCATAGCGGATCCTACTACACTGTTTGCGGCTTTGTTTTTATACCATTGACATTGACATGTGCCAACATCTGTTTCCATGTATATTCCATGTATATTGTAACCAATTTCTGAATTATTTAATACATAATATTTTTCATCTTTTATTGGGTTCTTAATATCTCCATTGATTGATGTTTGAACATCAGCAGCTATACCACTCGCACTATACGGATCCGTGTCAAAGTTTGATATCCAGCTTCCTGCCCCATCCCCTTGGAGGTGGAATCCTTTACCCCTGCTTGAGCTGTCAAGAGCTCTAGTGAAAACTGCATTTTGGGTATCGCTTGATGCGATACCAGTTGCTGTAATGTATTTATTACTTCCGTTCCATGCTAAAACTAAACCGTGCTTATTTGCTATAGAAAACTCTCCATTTTTTCCCATATACAATCCAGTTCTTCCTGCTTGATGAGTATTACTAGTTCTTATCTTATTAGTGTCTGCATCATATGTTGAAAGAAAATTTGGATTTAAGTAAAGAGATCCTATCTTTCCATACTGCCCTGTTATTGTTCCTTTTATATATGCATTTTGCGCATAAAGGTCACCTCTTCTTGTTACATAAAATGGGTGAGATTTCTGTGGTGCAGAACTAGGACTATCATATGACCCTATACTCATTTCTCCATTATTAAATACTTTAAAGAATGGATCGGTTGAATCTCCCTTACCAGCTATAATAGAAACACCACTTAAGAATCCTCCAGTAACAAAAACATCATGAAACACACTTCTTCCATCATTTCTGATTTGAAAACCGCCATTCCCTCTTGCTACAAAATCTGTTGGAAAACTAAATGCTGTATTTGTAAAAGTGCTAGATCTAATAGAGTCACTATCAATAAAAATCCCTTTTGTTTTATCTACATCAATAACATTTCCAAAAGCATCTCTAGTTATGTCTGTGCATAGTCTTATTCCTTCGCCAACATCAATTGTTCCCGTTACTGCAAGATCTCCAGATATAGTGGCATTCCTAGCTTTTAAATCTCCATACCTACTAACATAAAAATTATTTTGATCAGGCACTAAATAAGGACCTATCGACATATCCCCTTTTCCATTTACTCTAAAATGGTTAGGCTCGTTACATTTACCTACTGCAAGACCTAAAGATCCGCTTATTATTCCAGATCTTATATCTATACTCTTAAAGTATGCACTACCATCTCCTTTGATAGCCCACCCTCTAGCATCAGCTGTTGGATCATCACAGGGTAATGCTTCCTGAAACCCATAACTCTGTATTATAGTGTTATGGGTATTAAATTCATCTCCTAAAACTATAGTTTGACCCACTTCAAGAGCAGCCGCTTTTATCGTACCCATTATTTGAGCATCTGCGGCAAATAGAGTACCATCGTTTAATACTTTAAATTTTGCATTATGAACTCTAAACCAATCTCTATATTTTGGAGTGCTATAATAAGGGCTAAGGGTATTTAATTCTGTCTGCTTAGTGCCAGTTGTAACCGCTCCATACAAATCATAATTGTTTCCGAATCTTGTTGAAAAATCAAAACCCATGTTAACCGCAAATGGAATACCTAGTCTAGCTACCCCGAATCCAGCAGCATAGTTTCCGTGAGGCGTTAATTGTATGGCTTCAATTTGTCTATTCTCTATACCTCTGTAATTATCTCCTCGTATCCAATGAGTTTCTAAAAACATTCCTCCACCAGCTAGGTCACTCAACTCTGCTGCGCTGTAATTACTTAGATCTAATTGTACAAAAACTTTTCCCGCGTCGGATGCATTTGGTGGAACATTTGAAGGGGGGCTTGATTCACCGAATTCATCTCTCAATAAACCACTGTAACCCAATTCTCCATGAAAGAATCCTGTTATATTTTTTCTCTGATCTCCTATTGTTAAATTACCTTGATTATCTACATCTAATGCGGCTTCGTCAGAGTTTCCAATTCTTATCGAACCAGCGGTCATGTTGCCCCTGATTTCTAAAGTATTAGGATTTATATTTATAGCATGAAATCCATCTCCATCTTTATTAAATCTAGGCTTCTTGTATTCACCCAAAAGACCATGCTTTTCCCCCGTCCAAAACAAACCAAAACCTCCAGGTTCGGGATCTCCTATCCTGAACATTTTGTGATCGATATAAACACCACTACCATTTAAATAATCGTATTCATGATTATTAGATCCTCTGGCATGAATGTTATCACTCAAAATCCTTCCGCTTGGATGAGCGAGTACAAAATCTGTTGCAGTAATTCTATCTGTTAATATGTTACCAGCATAAATATTTGTTATATAATCGGCACTAACGCCCCCTCCAGTTATGTATCCTTGATGATGGGGAACGTTACCATAAAGCGAATTTACATAATTTGAAACTTCTGTTTTTGCTTTATTTGTATAGTAGAAATTATGAGCATCTCTAGACACTCCAGAAACAAAATTTGCACTTCTGTTTTGAGACCTATCTTCTGGTTGAAGAAAATAAAAGTAGTAAGGCTCTTGCCTAACTGTTCCAGGATTAAGGTCAACACCTTGTCCCGAAAGCATTCCAGTTACAATCTCATTGTCTGTATAAGAGGTCGAGGCGCTTAGTTTATAATAATATTCATCTGGATTATCTTTAAAGTAACCACTTATATCAGACATCTTCCAGCAATATTTTTCTTTAGAAGACTTTTCGTTTAATCTGCCTGTAGGTATGCCAGTTCTATAAACATATATATGAGATATATCTCTTGATATCCCGTTCCCCCAGTCCCACTCTAAAAATACTTGCTTAGGTCCAGAGGTAATATAGAAATTTTGCATTTCTATTGGTAAAGTATTATCTCTAGGTGTTCTTATTGGGTTTTGCCAAGCATCGCTATAGTCACTATGTCTACCATCATGCTCATGAACCCTTGCTCTTAAGTAATAATCTTTATTACATAGAAGCCCATTAAACACACCGCTACCCGTCATACTGTTGGTTTTTGGACCATGCTCTATTTCTGCAGTTTGTGTCGCAACCAATGGGTTATATAAAGAATTTCTTGCAAGATCTACTTTGTAATATGATTGCTGGTAATCCAAGACACCAGTTATTTGGTATTCTATAAATGCTGTAGCTGCCCCATCTCCATCTTCATCTACATTAATACCACTATTAACAATGATATGTTTTCTATGTAAAGGCTCTGGGACACCTATGGAAGCCCGTTGACCGCTATTATGGGGAAGTACATCGTATTGTGCGTTACCCACACTCCAATCTCCAGTATTATTTGATGTATCAACCGCCCTTAACCAAAAATATAAATCGCTATTAGCATTTTTAGCAAAATCTTTTAGTGGAATCAGGTCAGATATAGCCAGAGATTGCTGATGTAACTTTGTGCCATATTCGGTGCCTGTAAAATTTTGATAACCAGTATATAGATTTATGTGGGAAAGATCTCTATCTGGCGGATTCTTCCAAGATAAAAATATATTACCTCCATTCTTTTGAGAAGCAATCCAAGTACATGGACCAGGAGGAATTTCATCAGGCGGAGCATAAATATCTTGGCTAGTTATTCCATATAAATGATTTGTAAGTATCGTGTCTGTTGAGTAATTTGACTCGAAAGAATCGAATATTGCCCTAACTTTTACATCATAAAAATGACTACCTACAGCTTCAAAAGCGAAATGACCAGAACCTAAACCTTCAGCGGATGGATCGTATGATGCTTTTACTGGATGATTAAAGTTTTGTATCTCAAATTGAGATGTATCTTGGTATTCTGTTTCGTATGATTTAAAAGATTCATCGTGTTGAGCTATTCCAGAATAGAACACATGAATCATAGATCTTCCATCTTCCGCCAATGATCCGCTGGTATGAACTTCTGGCCCCGCCAAATTTACATACCTATAAGTGTAGTCCGAATACATCCCTGTATTATTGGAGGTATCAACGGGAACTACATGAAAAGGAAACCTTGTTTTTTCCCAAGATTCTTTACCTTCGTCTCTAAATTTATCTATCCTATAAATAGGACTATCCATTGGATCAACAGCCCCGAACATCTCAAACACAGGTGCTTGATTGGCAGGTTGTTCTAACTTAGTTACAGTACTTTCTGTGGCTTTGTTTATTCCGAAATTTTGGTATCCGCTTCCAGTAAAAAGAAGAACCTTAGCTACATCATATTCTGGAGGCTTATCCCAAGAAAATTTAAAATTAGACCACTGCTTTCTTACCCTAAAATTTTGAAGTTTTCCTGGAGGGAACTCATCTTTACCTATTCTAGCTGTATCCGTCCCTTCAGGCGACTCTCTGTCATCATTTGTTACCGCAACTAATTGCCCAAAATATTCAGATTCTGGCAGCACCGATCTTATCTCAAGATGACCAGATGCTCCAGCATTATATATAGCTGGGGCTGTTTTAATCTCATCTTTTGTGATACTAAATCTTTGGGGTACTCCAAATCCATTTGTTTGGTCGTGGATTTTTAATAGATACTTTTTGAATGCATCAAAATTGTGAAAATTGCCAGAATAAAAAGCATGTAGTATTGGAAATGCTCCATAAGTATCTGTACCCAAACCTTCTTCTCTTATTTCTCCAGAAAGGATTAATTCTGGAGCAGATGCAAAACCAAAAAGAGTTAATGCATTACTATTCACAGGGTCACTTAAGTTTTGTGAAAAGTCAAAAGCTCTAAGGTGAAAAGCTCCAGTTTCTCCAAAACTTATCTGTTCTCCTGCATCATTTTTTATCGTGCCATCTTTAGTATTAGCTTCGTATGTATAGTACCTTGCATTAGGTCCCATTATTTCACCGAAAGAAGATCCAGGAATAGGATCATTATATGTGTTATGGGGATTTTTTTGCGAAGAAAAATCCGTAAACTCCATATCTGTATTTGTCCCGCCTATATGACCAGTGTATATTCTAAAACCCGCTAAGTCTGAATCTATTTCTGCCTGATGCTTCCAATTAAAATTTAAAACATTTGGAAAAATATTATTAATACTTAATACAAAATCAGTTGGTGTAGCTGGAGGGATCTTATCTTTAGACCCCTTAAATATCATTATTTTTTCAGGACTCTCGCCTAAACTATTGGCTTCATTCCATCTTAATTCGTAGTATGCATCTGGATCTGGGAGTTCAAATTCTCCAGACAGAACATTTCCAGTAATTACATCATCATATTTTTTAGAAAAAACAGTACACCCTTCAAGTTTTAGATCGTCAAATTCTAGTGTATTTCTTGGGCGTTCTATCTTAATGAATGGATTAAATTTTGCTTCGTTATAATTTGGTATAGATAATTGAACGTTTTGAGTTCCTGCTACCAATGCTTTACCGCTTGGAGTAAATCTTTTATTTAGATCTGGGTTAGCATTGTCGTATATTACATTATATTCACCACAATCTTGAATTCCAGAAACTACATATTGACCTTGTTGTAATACATTTTTTGCATTTTGTATAGTACCTAAAATAGATCCGTAATATTCTTCTGTTATTTGCTGTACCCTAATTTGATATCTATCGCCTACCGAAAGTCCATTCTGGTAGTATTTTGCATTTTCCATTGTGTTATGGAAATAGTAAAATGCCTTTGATATACTTTCTCCCTGAGAATTTATAACCCCCGAAGTTCTAACAATTAAATCTACAGTATTTTCTTTTGGGTAACCGTAATTTATTATTTGAGGGGGTCCAGGGGGGCCTACAACCAAGCCAGGAGGCTCATCTCCAGGACCTGTTGGTTTCTTAGTATCATCTAAGTCGTAATCAAAAGTTGTATCCGTATAAATAGTAGAGAGGTCATCGGTTTGGGCAAATTTACCAGAATCATACTCTAATCCAACCATAGAATATGTTCCATCTCCATTATCTGACTTAGATAATAATTGAAAATCTTTACTTTTAAATTCGTCTGTTTCGCCCGCTTTGGATTCTCCATGAAGTAAGAAAATAGCACCTTCTCTTATTTTTTGGGTTCCTGTACATCTATCTGCCCCATCTCTTATGCCACCTTGATTTAAAACCCCGCTTTGAAGTAGGTAATCATTTAGAGTTTTATGTTTTGCATTATTGCTTATGAAAGAATCTTGAGTGCTTAAGGGATCTATTAAGATTAAATCTTCATCTTCATCGGTTAATATTTTCGTTCCAGAAGTTGTATTTTCAAAATAATTGTTAAGAGTCGTATTGTTTGATGTATTAGAATTAATAGGTGTTTTACCCCAAGATCTATCACCATTATCTTGACCCCCAATATTATAGCCATTCCTATGAATAAATTCCTTATACTGGCTATTATCTGTATTAAAATCTTTACCAGGTATTAAAAAGCTTATGCTATTATAATTATAACTTCCAGTATCTATTTGTTGATCTAGTAGTATAAAATTTTCGTTTACGCTGTTTTTTGATCCTTGTACAAATTTTACCTTACCCCCTACCCTGAAGCCACTTCGATTTTTATCGTAAACCGAGAAAACTTCTCCAGGCTCTATGTATTCAGCTTGCCTGTCTGTTACAAAATTTACCGTTTCTTCTTCTAAGTTTGATGTAAGCAGAATCCATCTACCTAACCTTAAAGCTTGATCTCTAGATGTGCATCCTATAGCACTGGATTCTTTCAGGATTATTCCGTACCTTATAATACCCTCTGGGTCTTCTATGTATTCGTATTTTGGTAAAAAAGAATCATCTTTATCTTTGTAGGCAATTTTTACAGCTGTGAATTTTGTGTGATTTGGGGTTCCGCTATACCTGAACGAACCGTCTAATACATTTTCATTGGTAAAATTTAGAATAGATTCTTTTAAACTGTTTATAGATACAAATATTTCTAAATTATTAAAATAAGTCATCCCCCTGAATATGGAAGATATTTCATTTATTGTTTGATATGCATCAGCCGCATTTTGAAGTAATATATTACAAGAAAATCTTCTTTCTCTTATAAAATCCACACCACTGCTGTCAGACATTGATGTGTTTACTAGCTCATCACAATATTTTGCTATTTTATATAATTCCCATTTATCTATATTTACATCTTTTATGTATTCACCTAATCCATACCTATCATTAGTAATTAAATCATAAAGTATCCATGCAGGATTATCAGTCCACTCTAATTCAGTCTTAAAGTTACCATCCCACACCCCTTCGTGCCTTTCTTCGCTGGTATGCTTGCTGCCTTTGGGTCCGTAAGCAGAATGGTAAGCTCTTTTTTTTGTAGGACCGTCTTCTCCTATTTGCTTTTCTACATAGTTGCTGGGAACTTTTACTTTTTTTAATTTTAAATGGAATGATCGTTGAGGTGGGCTACCAAAAGATTCCGCACTTACTTCTGAAGCCACCAATGCTGACGATGGGTATTTTAAGTTTTGGTCTACTATTTCAGTTACAGACTCTAATGTTCCAGCAAATTTTGACTTAAATGAAGTTGATGCTTGAGTAATGTTTCTTATATAGACTTGCCTAGGTCTATTTTTTTTAAGGTCTTTAACGTCTTTTAGTTTTAAGAAAACATCTTCTCTATAATTTGACAAGGCCAAACCATCGAACTCTACAAATAAATTATGTTCATTTACTCCATCATCTACAATATGCCCCGTAGTTCCAGCAGGAAGGCTTCTGTGAACATAACCAGTTATGTCGCCCCATATGTGAAAAGCTCCTTTATTTGGTTTCTGCTCGCCTTCAGCATCTATGTTATAACATTGACTTATTCCAAGGGTAACACCAAGCCAGTCTACATCTTGATCTACTACAGCATGACTTCCCTGTGATAAGAGTTTTAAAGCTTGTCCGTTCGGTTGTTTTTCAACGACAGTCTGATTGTCTAAATTTATATTTTTAGGTATCGTCTGCGATGCATAAGAAAAATCTTGCAACCAATAAAAATTGTCAACAGCAGTGCTGGCACACCCACAACCTTGTCCTGTAAAAAATGGCTCTTGATCTCCAGCACCTTTTTTGTATGCTAATTGTACATTTCTAAAATTATATTGACCAAACGGATCAAAATCGTTGGTTTGCTTTATAGGTACTTCGTTTAAATATATCCCCTCAAGTATATTTTGTCCAGAAACTAATTCTCCAGTTTGGTTACAAAATCCCTCGATTGGACCTTCACATATAAGATCTAATGCTTTTAAGAAAGAAGTTGATTGTAACTTTTCTTTGTCTTCGTCTGACGGATTGAAATTCCCAGTGACTGTTCTAAAAAACAATCTTGGTTCAGTATCCGATGCATTAGCGTTGACAGTAGCCATGGTTTATATTTCCGAATATTGGTCTATGCTAATTGCACCAACCGTATTACCATTTTCATCAACAGTTTCGCCTGCTACACTATCAAACGCGTTTAATCTACAGTTCAATATTGACGAGGATATCACATGACTTCCGACCCTTAATCTTCCGTATCCCAAAGGAACTGGAGCACCTTGGACTGTGTTATTAAGAGGTCTTGAGAATATATAAGAGCTGGTGTTCTTTTGTGTAGGTCCTTGCGGTTCCGTGGGTGGCGGTGGAGGATCATCCATTAGTCCACCTATAGCTCCTTGCAAAAAAACAGCAGCACCAATTTCAAAAACTAGATCTCCAACCCACGATGTTAAGTTTCCGTACCAAGTGTCTCCCATGGATGCCCCCCATTCCCCAAGTCCCCAGCCCGCAGCCATTCCAGCTCCACCATACATCATCATATCTCCGTTTCGATCTTTTCCTTTTACTATAGGAAAGAAATGTAAATCTTTTTTATTTTGAATGTCGATTCCCATCTCTTCAGAACACATAACTGGATTTTTATCTATATAAACCCTGTATTTTATGTCTTGGTTTTCTTTATCCGCAATATACTTAAAGAAACCACTGGTGTTTGCATCTATTGCTCTCAATGCTTCATTTGGAGTTTTAATATTTAAACTCCATTCTTTGCCGAATTTCTGCCCCAGCTTGCCATGTAAAAAAACATTCATATCCTTATGCCTTAATATAATTTACACAACAACAGCACCTTCTTTTTGAAAAAAAGAATTAATTTTCTTGTGTCTTTTTTTTGATGGGTTGTAGAAATTTATATTATTTGTTTTTAGGCTGTACACTATAATTGGTATATCCAGCTCATTTGAAATATTTAAATCTTCTTGGGAGAAGGTTTCATCACCTATAACATGAGAGTGAAAAATGGAAATTATTTCATAATTTTTAAATGCAAATAAATACTCTTTACTTGATATTTCAAAATTAGTTTCTTGATTTTCGGAAATATTTTCACATTCCACTGTTAAATATTTTTTATTTTTTTTTAAAATAAAACCGCAAGCTTCAAAAGGTTCATTATTCCTAGATATTAACTTGATTTCATCTATAATTTTTTTTGTCATTAAAATATTCTACTACTTGGAAACCCACCAAAAGGAATACCTTCTTTCCAGGACACTGGAAATCTTAATTTGCAACCAGTTAAGGTTTTAGAGCAAGCATCTGTTACCCATTTGCTTGTATTTACTGACGGTTTTGTTTGCGGAGTTGCTGTGTGAGCTTCTGTACATATATATACTACATTTCTGGTGTCATTCCCCTCTTCTGTAACAAGATAAACAACATCTTGTTGAGCATAGGATTGACCTTCCTGCCATAAACCTCTTGGATTTAAAGAAGTTTTATCAAATTTAACATTATTATAATCAGCACAAGGGTTTCCATTATAACCACAGTTTTTACCTCTATATTTCCATGTGCAATAATTGTTTATAATTTGTCTTCTTGGTAAAGTCGCACCCTCTAGGTCCAAAGCATTTGATAATTCAAATTCTACAAAATATTTATTTTCTTCAGTTTTTTGATTTATATACCAAACATCAGGTCTTAATGTTGATGATGGGTCTGGGTTAACACCTTCCTTTGCCCAATATTGCCTCTCGTTGTCGTAATCCAAAAAGTTTTCCTTATCGAGAAACCTTAAGAAAGTTCTCTTTCGAACTACTTTAGCTTTAAGCATATCATCTTTTCCGATTAAATATCTAGATAAAAACCCCGAAAAATTTATAATTTTTATTTTTGGTCTTTGCAATCCTCCGTCAGATCTAGTACTAAAATCAGAGCCTTCATATGGTATATAAAAATATTCCTTACTATCAAAAAATAAAGAGTAATGCATATTATTAACGCCTCCATGGAACCTTATAACTTCATCACTATTCGCTATTTGAGATATCTCCCATAAAGTAATCATTAAACTTTTGCTATTTCCAAAAATTTCTTGATTTATATTCTCTGTTTTCTTGAAAGCCATGTCTTATTATAATAAATTGTAATTAGTTATTTTCGATCAATACCCCCAATTTAATCTCCTTCTTATGTAATCTTCCTCTAGTGTAACCGTCAAATCATTTGAGTTTTTAAATAAATATGTATGCTGAACAGTGTGACAGAAAAAATTTAATGTTTTTTCTTCTGGTTCTTTAAGGGTAAATGTAAATGTTTCGTGTCCTTGTTTTGAGTAAAAGAACGCTAATAGTTTTAATAATATTTCATCAGTAATTCCATTGTAATTTAATTCTATATTTGTTTGAGATCTATTTACACCACCTTCGCCATCATGAGTTCTTGAGCTATTAAATCTAAATCTAGTTAAATGAAGTGGCTCGTCTCTCTTTATGGTATAAGAAGGCTCTATGTCCAAGTGGTATCTAGAAGAATAATCGTCTATTATGTCTTTTTTCTCTTGAGGCATGCTATTTACTCTTAATAAATTTCTAACAGAAAATTGTGAGTAATCTTCATTAGTGAATGATAATGAAATATTATTGTGATCTATATATTCGTGCTCGATATCAATATTGTCACAAGAAAATTCTTGAGCGAAATATGGTTGAATAGAATACAAAGATTTATAGGCATCTTGTGGAGAGAGTCCTGCATTGGGAGTTGGTTGAAATATGAATTTTTCTCCCCCCTCTTTAGATTTTATATAATTTATTATTCTCTCTGATTCCGCATTACCTCTGTTTGTAAAATTTAAATCAAGACTAAGAGCTACCCTGTTTAATACTCCACCCTGATTAGAGTTGATATAATTATCTCCAAATTCATTTATATTAGAATAAAAACCAACAGAAGCTGACGAACCATAAGAGGGTACAAAATTAAAAGGATCTTCGTATTCAAAATTTTTCAATACACTATCTACTTTTGAGCCTGTAATAAATTCTTTGTACGAGTTGTAGTTTGAGGGGCTAGCATTCGTTGATTCGCTATAAAAATCTTTTTCTAGATTCCAAAAATGTCCACTATTAAACATCATCTCAAGCTCTCCATTACCTCCACTGAACCAGCAAGTAATCCGTTAGAAGACATAGATAAATTTTGAGAATTTATTATGCCTTTACATCTTAAGGTTTGACCTCTTGCTGCATAGTCTATATTTCTGGGTGACACTAGTATTTCTCCAAAATCTCTACCTGAAAAATTTATAACAGCACCAATATTTTCTCCAGCTACAGACATTCTTCTTTTTACAGATCCGTATCTTACATCTTCAGGGAACTCTGAACCTATTATGTAATTAGGTGTTCTCTGACAATCGACATCATAAGTTATTGTTTGAGGAAAATCTATTCCAATACTATTTTGATTAAAATTTATTAATTCGGTATAAGCTCCATTCGCTAACCCAGTTGATGCCCCTCCAAATGATCCAGTTTCTGTTAAGCCCCTGTATCCGCTGTATATAGAAAGAGTCGCATTAAACTCGACGGGCTTGTAAGCTTCAATTCTTATAGAATAATTAGAAAGGTATGCACCAGAAAACTCTATACCGCAAAACCTGCCAGAGCATGGTAGCTCTCCAGTTAAATTTCCTATAAAATCCTCTTTACCTGTTATATAGTAATTAAAATCAACAGAAGCTGAAAGGGGAGACGAAGCAGTGTAATATCTTAAATCTCCACCGTAAACACGCTCTTCTGTCGCGCTCGATGAAGCAGTAAGCCTTGCACTTTTTGCAAATATTTTTTGTTGATTAATCTCAACCTCACATTCTTGATGCCTTATATATTTCATCTGTATATTATACTTGGTTTATACCTTGAAACTGTAGCATAATTTAATTTCACCGTAGTGTTATTATCAGCATCTGTAGAAAATTGCTCAGATAAAAGATGTGCATCATTAAAGTTGTATTCTATTTGCCTGCTTTGATCACATTGATCTTTTAAAATAACCTTAATATCTTCGAAGTGTATACCTGTTCTCATGTAATCATACACGGGTCTGGTTTGATAATCGTCAACATCTATCTCTATAGAAAAACTTTGTCTTATTGGTGTTCCCAAAACCACTTCACATGGAAATATAGACCCTATTTTATAAACTGGTTTATGATCCAAATTCATAGAAAAAGAAAAGCTTGTAACTCTATTAGTTTGTCTGCCGTCGAAATCAATACTAATACCGCTGCTTGTTGGAGTAAAAAGTTCTTTCTGATTGGTTGTGCTTTTTTGCTTTACGACAGATGGCCCAACCTCTCCATATGCGGATATTGATACTGTTGATTGCGGTAAACTATCAACCGCAAATGAACATTCGTAAGAATTTATATAACCACTTTGAAAATTTATTTCCTGCGAATTGAACTCTATGCCTCCGTCAAAACCATCGTCCATTAAGAGGAGTTCTGTTATAGGCTCATCACTAGACATCATAACCCTTTGGAATGAAAAATTACCCACACCAGGTGCATTTTGTATTAAATCTGCAGGGCCTACATATCCTAAGAAATTATTTTCTTCTGCTGGTATTGTATAGGTTGCATCCATAGAAGAAATACCTGACATTTGCAGACCATTAATATAAACAGCTTGGTCTGCGTTATGAACAAACCCTTTCATTTATCGCAACTTCCCTCCGACCCTCTTTTCTTTTCCTATAACTTCAATTACGGCATTTTTTACTTTGCTTGCAAATTCTCTTGTATTTAATGGGTTGCTTGCTGTGGTTGTCGTGCTTCCATTGTCTGAAACATTAATGGAAATATTTACATCGCCATGAGTTACGGTGTTTTGGGGTTGATTAGAAGAGCCCGAAGAGGAAGGAGCATTGTAAGAGCCGTTATTGATACTTTTCATCATTGAGGCTCCGTATGTTTTTACTGCTGATGGGCTCATGACATACTCGCCCCCTGTGAGTCTTGCGGGAACTCCACCGCCTTTATTCCTCCTTAATTCAACCTTGTTAGCATCTAGCGACCCTCCTTGGTTGTTCTGCCACATTGTTCTAGCCGTTACTATTGGGCCTGCAACTTGCCCGTTTTGATCAGGCTTAGTTAACATGTTTTGATAGAATTGCTGTACTCTAGCTCTATCCGAAGGAGACTCAAATTTGTCAGTCAAGCTTCCGCCTGGAATGCTTGTAGTCCCTTTTGTTTGTAAATCTTTTGCGGTTTTTTTATCGAAACGTCTTTGACCAAAAGAGGATTGCTTGTATTTATTCTTTGCAAAATCTATACCTTTGCTTAAAAGAGCGCCTCCGACTATTCCGTAAATTATTCCTAATAAGGCATTTTTTTCAGCCTTCTTTCTTCTTTTTTTGTTTTCTGCTCGCATTTCTTCTTGTCTTTTTGTTGACAAGTCTTCATTGAATTGCGTTTCTTGATCTCTAAAGAATTCTTGTATTTTTCTGTCTTTAGATATTGCATAACCAGTTAATGCTCGATTAATTCCCACTTCTTTTTTCTTAACTCTATATCTAGTTACATTTCCGTCTTTATTTTCATCTGTATACTCTTCTCTTTCAGCTGCCCTAGGAGCACCTATTGCCAAGTTTACACCTCCTCCGTTTCTATATCCAGTTAGGGTTCCATTGTTTAACTGTTCTAGGAAATTAACCCCATATTTGTCAACAGATGATTTCTTAATAACATACTCTCCTCCCATTAGCATCGCAGGGACATCGTCCTTAACCCCACTACCTCCACTAACGATACCTCCGCTATTTCCTTCGGCTCTACCTAGACCAGTAACAGAGCCAATTGCGCCAACTACTCTGCTAGCAGCACTTTCAAGGAAAGCCCTCTGTATCATTTGCAAGAAAGATATTCCTATTTGAGACAACTTTCCTGATAAATCATCTGCTCCACTAAGAGCAGCTTGCATTGCATCAACCATGCCGTTTCTCATAGCATACGGCATGTCTTGCCCTAGTCTTGTGTATATACCTTCAGCAGAGCTTTCTACTGCAGCAAAACCTCCTTGTAGGCCATTACCTAAATTAGTTCTAATCTCATCAACTACTCGCCCCTCTCCTCTTGGGGTTGTTCTCTGCATAGCGAGAGCAAGAAGTTCAGCATTTTTATTAAGTACTTTTAGTTGTGATTCAAGACTTGTAATTGTCTTATTTGCCTTATTTTCAGCCGCTTTATCCTTGTTGGCGATAGCTTCTGTTTTTTGAAATTGAGCTGTAGTAAGTTGGGCAGACAAGTCAGCTTCCTCCTGACTTATTTGAACAAACCTATCTCTTTGTGACTGAGTTCCTATTGTTTGAGATTCTAAAGCTATTCTAGCTTCCGCTTTTTGTAAATTAGTTGCAGTTGGGTCGCCCATTATTGTTTCAAATTCTTTTTGCCTTTGAATTTGACCACTTGCATTCCTTAATGCAGAGCTAGCTGATTGAGCATTAATATCTGCATTGGACAATGCATTTATTTCAGAAAATGTACTTCTACTATAATCAAAAAACTTTAATGTTTTACTAAAGTCTTCCACAGCAATTTTGGCTTCACGCAAATTAAATCTTCTTTCCATTTCTCGAATACCTTGATTCATTTGCTCAGATATCGATTTGAGGCCTTGGGCTTTTTCCGCTAAAATTCCAACTGGATCATTGTTTCCAGCAATTGTGACTGCTTTATTGACTTCTTCTAAAGCTGATTCTATACTTCCGCTTGAATCTATAGCAGATAGCATTAGATTAGTCATTCCAATATCAATGCTTTGTATATCTACAGTTTGACCTTTTAGCTTTTGGGCTATATCATCTCTAGCTTGCCCTGATTGCATTGCATTTCTTGCGGCTATGGCTCTTCCTTGCTCGTCTTTCAATGCTAATAATTGAGCTTCAAGTGTTTTTTGTTCTTTTTCTGCAGTAGCTAAACCTTCTGTTTGTCCTTTTATGTTCAAGTTTGCCTTCAAGCTATCTTTGTACTCCTCTAATAATTGCACACTTCCTTTTCCTGCTCCAGTTGCGGGGTCAAGTACTTGCCCAGATCTCCTTACTGGATTTGACTGTAGGGGGCGAATGTGACCATGCTCATCAAAAAGAATATCACCCCTTCCAGTATCTTTAGCTATTTGATCTGCATACTTTTTAATAAACTTTTCCTGAGCATTAAACATCTCACTATCCTTAAAAACTCCTTGCCCAGCATGAGTACCAGAGGCACCATCATAAGGTTGCATTGCAAGGTGAAATAATCGATTAAGATGTTCCTCCACGGGCTTAACCCTTGCTTTTGAAAAATCTAATTTCGCTCTTTTGGTTCTTACCTCGTTTGCTTTAGCATCTACTTGCTTTTGAAGTTCATCTATGGATGCAGTTCTTTTTGCTATTTTGTCGCCTGCAGCTAAAGCTTTGTCTGCGGTAGAAACATTTATATTGGCATTTAAAACTGTAGAAGATGAGCCGCCACCAGACCTACCGCCAGACCCACCACCCGCGCCAGCGCCAGCGCCAGAAGGCGAACTAGGAACCATCTGTGCTGTAGATGTTTTTGGACCACCGCTTTCGGATGCAGCGATATCTAATATCGGTGAAATGGTATCTCTTAGATTATTTAATGCATCTATTAGATTTTTTTCCGACATCAACCTTTCCGCTTCTTTTTTAAATGTCTCAAGATTTTCTGCTTTTTGAATTTTTAATTCTTCCTGAAATATTTTTTTCCTTAATTCTTTTTGTCTAGCTGCCTCAGAAGCATCATCCCTTGAGCCCCTAAACCTTTCACTAGTTAAAGCTTTAAAATTACTAACCCTACCCGTACTATCTCCCTTTTCTCTTATTAATGATGTTTCTCTATCAATATTTCTAGTTCTTACACGAGCTTGCATTAATTCAAGATCTTCTTGTATTTTAGCTTGTATTCTGTTTTGTGCTATTTGTATACTAGCACCTTTTCTCATTGCTGTTATTTGAGCTTCAAGTACCTTTTTCTGCCTATCTCTTTCTTCCAGTAGCTCATCTGCCGCTTCGGCATCTTTTTTATTAAATTGCGCTAAGTAATCATATTCAATTGCTCCACCTCGCCCAATAATTGAATCTTCAAAATCAACTCTTCGGGTTGTTTTAGGATCAAGGTTCCTAGTGTTGACTGAGCTAAACAAATCAACCTGTTTCAATGCGGCAGATATATCTTGATCAGAGCTTACTCCTAAAATATTAGCAATTTTACCTCTAGCTTCATCTTTCTTTCCTGCATCCAGTTGATTAAATGTGGTAAATAGAGGAGATGTTCGTACTCCGTTTTGAGTATTGAATGGCATGGTGCGCATTACATCCACTTGATCTCCATATGGACTATCTTTAATTCCGACAATTGAAGCGAGTTGATTTACTTGATCTCTCGTAAGTGTTTGATCCTTTATTGTTCCCCTGAAAGCTCTAGAGGCGATAGAATCTTCCGCAATTCCAATTCCTCGTCTTTCTACCGCATCCACCAAGTCCTGCTTTTGTCTAGGCGTGACTGATGTTAAATTCATACTACTTGAATTAAACTTTCTAAGAAAATCTATATCTGCTTGACCAGCAAATTCATCCATTTTAAATCCTACTTCTCTAGAAAGTATGCCGCTCTGCTGATTAGCCATAAACTCAGAAGCACGAGTTGGAGACATAAACTGAGACAAAAATTGAGTATTAGAACTTTCTGCCTGAATAGCTGCAGAATTTTGTATTTTTTCAACCTCAAGTTTTAAAGTCATTCTCGATAAAGCTAATTTTAATTTTTTATCAAGATTAAATAGTGCCTTGGATGCAGATTCACTAGCTTTTCTAACATTATTAAAATCTCTTACTGCTGATTCTGCCTCTCTTGCAATGTCTTCGATTCCCACTTCGCCTTCTTTAAATGCAGCAACCATAGAGTTCATGGCTGATTCGGTTATAACCCCAGCCTGAACCAACTTATCAAATTGCATGATTTCGTCTACACCCATGGCTTGCGCTTCCCTGAGTGTATTTTGAGCGTTTTCTGATTCGAAGTAACGGCCCGCTCCAGCTCCTAAGGCAGCACCAATTGCAGTCATAACTAAACCAAGGGGGAGGCCAACACCACTCATACTAGTAGCAACACCTGCCGTAACAAGCCCTGCCGCAAGACCACCCCCAACAGTTCCCATGCTTGTCATGCCCTGCCTGCCTTCAGCTTTGGTTCTGATCTCGTTCATCTGCTCAGTACTAAGCATTGCTCCAGTTCTTTTTCTACTTTCTACATTTTTCCTTATATTAGATAGTAGAGCGAGAGCCTCACTTTCATCGGTGTCTCCATCTCTAATCCCCTGTGCTATAATTGATCCTATTGCAACACCAGCATTTCTAGAATTTTTATTTTTAATAGCCATTCCAAAATTCTGAGTGCTTGTGGCTATAGTCATTTGATCTTGCAATTCTTTTTGCAAAACAGCCATAGAGTCTTCGTTTCCAGCTGCTATGGCTACCTTATTAAGAACCTCTTTGTCAGTAATCCCAGCTAGAGTTCTGTTTATCATTGCATCAAGTTTAGCGGTCTCTCCTTTGTTTCCTTTTTCAAAAGCCGCCCTTCTTGCATTTTGCAAATTTTGTATATTTTGAGTGGCTTGAACATTTTGACCTATTACCGCAATCTCCTTTTCCCTCATCCTGATTTGCTCATCAATCGTTAGGGTTGCTTTTTTCATTGATGCGAAAAATCCACCCATGGCACCAACTATCATTCCCGCTGGACCAAACAAAGCCCCTAGACCAGCACCCATTAGTACACTAGAAGCTACATCGCCACCTCTATCTTGCACTTCAAACGATCCTGTTTGCTTATTAAATACAGCTCTTTCAGCTCTATCTTGTTTGTTTGACACCATGCCAGCAACCATTGGTGCAATAAAAGACATTCCTAACCCCATTTGCCCACCAAATTTACCAAGAGCACCACTTGTTCCAAAATTTCTAGCAGCACCCATAAGTGATCCACTCACCCTCCCTGCCCTGTTAGCTATTCCAGTTCCAAAACCAGACCCCCTAAGGCCAGCCCCAGATGCACCAGACATAAATGATCCCGTTATTTGATTGCCTAAAATACTGCTGAAAAATTTAGCAGCCATACCTCCGCCAGCTTGACCTCTTAATCTATCTCTTGCGGCTGTTTGCGCGGCTGTATTGTTTACTTTTTTCGCATTTTCTTTAGCATTATCTTTTGATGCTTGCACTAGTTGCTGTAATTGCTTAGCTGATTGACTATCTCTACCTATTCCTACGGCACCTGAAAGAAGTGATCTTTCTAAAGCTCTAGCAGTTCTTTTGTCTCCTTTTTCTAAAGCTTTTTGAAAATCACCTAATTGTCTTATAAATTGATTTGCTGCTATTGAAGAGGTTCCAGCAGGTCCTCCAACTAATTGTCTAAACTGACCAGACTGTAATCCAGCTGAAGCTAGGGCTTTATTTGAAGACATTACCCCTTTTTCTTGAAGAAAATTTCTGAACTCCTTTTGTCCAGCTTTTCCCATCATAGCCATTATGCTATTAGCTTCTCTTTGACCTCCAGTGAAATTAGGATCACGAGCCCTTATAAACTCTTGAGCAAAAAACTTAGAAGCTGTACCCTTGTTGAATCCGCCCGTTCCTTGAAATTTCTCCAAAGCTTTAAGTTCTCCTTGATTTTGCTTTAAAGCTCTTTCTATCATTCTGGCGGAATTTTTTGGACCATCCATCGCATTCCTTGCGCTTTTTTCCATTGCGCTATCTAGTTTTCTTAATGCGTTTAAGGTTTCTTTATCTCCAGATTTTTTAGCCACACCTTGTTGGAATAGTAATGCTTCTTCAAATTTCCCTCCACGTGTTTGCAATAAGTTTGATGCTAATGTACCAAGCGGCCCTTTAGTGCCAGCTATTTCCTTTAATGCATCTTTCCTGAACATTTGTCTGGCGAATTGGTTTCTCTCAATCCCATCTTTTGAGGTTAAACCTCTTGACTTAGCTTTTTCTCTTATATTTGCTTCCTTAATTAGGTTAGCATTGTTTCCGTATTCTTTTGACAATGCCTTTAAGAATTGCCTTCCCCTCTGTGTTGAGGCGGTCATTTTATCTATAGCAGAGGCGGCCCTATAAAAGGAATCCTGCATAGCTTTTAAACCATCCATGCTAATAGCTTGCCTTACTCCAGCCCTCATCGACATTACTTCAGCGCCACCAATGCTTCTGACTGGTGAAGCATAATTAGGAACACCGCTTTTTTGTTTTGGGTTTAACCCTCCATGTAAGGTTCTAGCTTTAGCTAAAGACCCACCTTCTTGTTCTTGATTTACCACGGCAAGACCAGGGTTAGTTGAGCTTTTTAAAGAAGGCGCCTGCACAACCTTGGGAGTTAAGCCAAAAGAAGCTTCCCTAGATATTGCGTCTTTTACGGCTGCTCCATATTCAGGATTTTTTGATAATATTTTAGATGCGCCTTCCGAAAAAAGGCTTGCATAATTTGGAAGGAATCCCTTGAATGCATCTGTAGCTCCAGATCTCATGTCATTAATATTTTTTCTTCTTATCTGACCTGGAGCATTTTTTATATTCATTGCAACATAGTCCATTTGAGCCTCAAACTTTCCTGGTTGACCTCTTAGCATAGCAGCTTGACCCCGCATCATTTCATAAAGTTCTTTTTCGGTTATTTTCCCCTGCTTGTAAGCTTTTATATAACTATCTGTCAATGGGTTTTTTCCAGGATGTATTCCTACCACGCCAAGCTGAACCGCTGGCTCTCTTATAGCTAAATTGGCTCTTTTCTTGGCATTATGAGCTGCTATTAATTTTCCAAGATTTGCAAAATTAGGAATGAGCCCTGAGCTCATCATGCCTTTATTTATTTTTGATTTAAATGTTTTATTTCCTAAAAGTTTACTCCATGATTGCAATAACTCAAATCCGCTTTTACCACCAACAAAAGAAGCGGTTTCTTTTATTTCTTTTGATGCTTGACTTAATTTTAGCTTTCCATTTAAAATTCCCTTAGCAAATGTATCTACTAAATTATTGCTACTATATTTCACTGAGTCTGAAAAAGCTCCCAATCTTGGACCTCCTCCAGAAGATGGCATTGATTGAGATCCCATTTTCCTGAATTTAGAAAATGCAGGATTTATATTGATAAAATTAGGAATAAGCCCATGACTAGCCATCAAAGGATCAACTCTATAATGCTTTCCTCCAGACACCACACTGTGAACTCTATTTAGAGCTAATCTTCTATATGCCCCAGAACCTTTACCAGCAGAACTTGCATGAATCACTCTTGTTCCAGTAGCTAAATCGAATTCATTCCAACTTTCGTATCCCTTGGGTGGGGGTTTGCCTTTCTTGTATTGATGTACTCCGCTTCTGGCTTTAGATAAAACAAGCTCCTCAATGTCTTGTCCTTTAGGTCTGTATTTTATTGATGAAAAAGTTCTTGCTCGTAAAATTTCATCTAATTGAGACAAGCCTATAGTTTCATCATATTTACTTCCATGTATTCTTCCTTGAGGTTTAGATATTGGCTTTATTTTAGATGTATTTATTCTTAATGCAAAATTAGGAATGTTCCCAAAACTCCTAAATTTTCTAAGTTTTAAAAGCTCTTTTAAAGTAGGTAAATTTGATAGATTTTTGGGGCTATGCCCAAACCTTTTCATGTTTAACAATTCACGCATAGAAGGTAATCCTGGGATATTTTTTGGTAACCCTCCTTCTTTACCTAATGCCAATAAATCATCTAATGTAGGAAGAGCATTTAAGTTTATATTTTTCTTATCCCTTATTAAGGGTCTCCTTCCTAATTTACTAAAATTTTCTCCATAAAGGTTTTTGCGACGAACTCCTCTCTCCCTCATTATTTCATCAATAACATCGCTTTTCTGGAACCTTCCAGACATCATTTTTTCCGCTTCACGTGTTGTTGTCCTATCGTCCTTAAGGATATCTTCAAAATCATCGAAAGCTCGTTGATTAATCATAGAACTACCTGTGGCATTTTCTTTTAGCATTTGTCTTAATGCTACTTGATTTGCTACAGGTACTGCCGCGCGTTTGTTTTCTCTAGATTGGCTTTCGAGATGTTGGGCTTCTATTTTTCTTTGAAGAGCAATGTCAGCATCAACCCCTCTAAATCTTCCGCTTATATCACCAAATCGATTTCTTATTTTTTTAGCATTACCTTCTTTATCTATAATCATATCAATACCCTCCAGTGATCCTGATTTCGGAGTTCTGCTCATACCAGAACCATATACTTTATGCAAAGTATTTAATACATCAGGGTTGGAGCGTGCAAGCTTATAGTAAAGCCTCCTCCGCCTTTCTTCAAAAGTTAAACTTCTTTCGGGGTCATAAGGTAAACCTAAAACAGGAGGAGGCGCTAAAGCTTGATTTTGGGCAAGCAGTTTTTCAATATTCTGTTTTCCTCTTGATTGCTTAAAGGCTTCCTGAATATAACCTCTTACCGATCCTTTTTTTCCTCCTCCTGGACCTTCTCCCGCTCTCAAGAAATCCTCCCTCAGTAAACTCAATCTGTCTTTTTTCGTTTGCCCAAAGCCATCTTCAACACTTTTCATCCTTGGGATCATTCCGTATTTATCCAGAAAATATTTTCTCTCGTCTGCTGTTAGCGCACTTTCTATTCCTATAGAACTAGATTTCCCAGTAAGATATCTGTAGAAAGACTTCATTACATCAGGATTCCTTAATATTTCTTTTTGTCTTTTATCGCTTAAATAATTTAAGCCCATGTCTAAACTTAAACTTCCGCCAAAATGTTTTTTGAAATCTTTTATCGGCATTCCTGGATAAGATGCTTTCATGTCCAGCCCCATTTGCGTTTCCTTTAGGAATAAATCCATCGCTTGTGCTAATTTATGCTCAGGCATAAATTCTAAAGCTTTCAAAAATGTTATTCGATCCCCCGCTTTTGGCATCGACATAGGAAGATTTTTATCAAAATGAAAAGCTGAATAATTTGGAATAAATCCTTTATTAGCCCATAAGAGCTCTAAATCTTTTGCTCCCTTTAAATCAATTTTTCGCCTAGCTAAATCATCTCTTATGTCATCATGCCAAAATCCCAAGTGAGTTTTTCCGTCTGATGTTATTACGGCTGCTCTAGCTCTAGATGCAGTAGGATTATCTAAAGACCCAACAGGCTTTCCATCTCTAGCCATTGTTAAGTCAAACTTTGGCGGCTCAAACTCTCTTGCTTCAGGATTTAATTTAGCTCTTCTTAATATAAAATCCTTTAACCTTCCTTGCGATCTAGCTTGCTTCGGGTTTAATTTTCCACGCACATACGTCGCAGACTCCTGAAGTCTAGCTATATTCAGCGCATAATTAGGTACAAATCCGCTGGCTAAACCTAATTCATCTAATATAGATTTAGGAACAAAACTAGTGCTTCTAGGACCTCCTGGCCCAACCTGGGGATTCATTATTTTCATTCTTCCCATAGCTATTTTTTGTAACTCTGGGGGAAGATCTCTTACCATTAAATTACCTCTATGTTTTCCTCCTTCTTTTAACTCTTTTCCTAGTTTTTCAGCTGCGGCTTTTTTCTCTGCTTTGAGCCGTCTTGCTTTTTCATCTTTTCTTACCCTTAAGACATCGTCTAATAAAGTGAATCCTAAAACGCCAGCTGGAATAACCCCGCCAAGCACAGCAGATATTAAATCTACATGAGCTGTTGGATTTTGGAATATATCTAAAGCTCCTTTGCCTATTTTCGAGCCCATTTCAAGAGCTTTGGGTCCGTATTTCTGAATCGCAGCCATTATCTGATCTTGAAAAGCAAAGCCTGCTCCTCCCCCGCCTCCATATAAGGTTGTACGAGGAAAGTTTTTCATGAAGTCAAAACCTTTTCCTAGGCCCGCTCTTATCATCTTTTCTCCAAACTGAAGACCTTTATATGTTCCTTTAATTCCAGATCTGAGCATGTGCTCGACACCCATGATTCCTTTGTACCCACCTTTAATAAGAGTCCCAGCGTCTTTAAAAGGTGTAGTTATTAAACTTTTTGCAGCGCCACCAGCTTTAGACATCAATTCTTTAAGCCCTAGCATTTTCATGTAATTCGGAATCATGCCTTGACTCATTGCTCCACCCATGAGAGGATCCTGAGGTCCAAGCATTCTTCCTGGTGGCAGTTTTTGATAACTGCTTAACCCTCTTGCCTGAGCCCTTTTCATATTTAAATCAAGAAGCATCCCGTCAATATAACCGTTACCTCTAGACCATGCACTTGGCACAGTATTTCCAAAGGCAGCCATAGCGTCTTCAACTTGTTTTATAAATGTTGGGTCTTTTTTGGATAGAAATTTTTTATAAATAATTGTTCTTATGGAGTCTAGCTCTGTACTAGTAGACAAGGCGGGCTTTGATGAGTGCCATGCATCTTTCAGCAGTCTACCTCCACCAGTATCAAGATTTAAAGCTCTTCTTTTTCCGTATATAAGACCATGTGCCAAATTATAGGGGGTTGGCTTATATACCATAGGAGTTCTGCTTCCTCTTGCGTAATTTGGTATATACCCTCTATTTGCATAAGGGTCTACTCCATGAACATCAGTAAATGCTTTTTTATACTTTCTGCCAGCCCTGCTTGACTGAGGGGGCATGATTGCTGGTTGCGATAGCCCACTAAACCTTTTAACAGTTTCAGCTGTATTATAGATAATTCTTCCCTCACCTTTGAGGTTCATACTTTTAACTGCACCAGGTGTATACCCCGCTTTTCTAGCTCCCTTTTTCTCGCTAGCGCGTTCTGAGGGTGATACATAGTTTGGAATATGCCCTTCGCTCCTTGTTTTTCTTAGGTCTCCACCAAATCCAGCACGAGATATTCCTGGCGCAACAGCCCTGGCTGCTGCTGCTATTTTTGCTTGTTCTCTTGCTTGTTGTTGTAATATAGTTAAGATGGTTTTTTCTTGAGCTGCTCTATTTCCTTCTTGTGAAAGTATTCTTTTTTGTAAAGCACTATTTTCATTTAAAACAGTTACTATAGCTGTTTGTATTTGTTTTTGCTTTTCGGCGGCTGAAACAACCCCCAAAAGCTCTTTTCCACTACCAGCTAAAAATGAAAAAGTTTTAACGAACAATTTTCCCAATATAGATAATGTGAGAAATAACCCTGGTCCAGATAAAACATTACCAATTCCACGTATAACACCCTTAAGAAAATCTGAGCCTGCACTTTCTCCTTCTTTTTGGCTTATAAAACCTGATATAGAAGAAACTTGATCTTTTATGAAAGTTAGATAATCTCTTATTTGATCTGCAAAAGCTATTTCTCCAAGCACTCCAGATAGTTCCTTTATACTAGTTGCTGCTTGAGAAGTTAAGGCGGATAAAGATCTATTTAAAATTTCATTCTTTTTGTATGCTTCATCTGTTGCTTGTGCTGAGATTTGTGTAGCTCTAGCCAAGATACTATTTTCTGCACTTAAATCTTTTATTGCCGCTTTTAGTATGTTTATTTGGAATACTCCACCAACCTGTTCTGCTACTGCTGCTTTAGTTGTATCTGCTAATGTATCGTAAGTTTTTGCTAAATTCTGCAAAACATTAATTGCGGGAAGAGTGTTACCCTGTATGTCTCTTACAGCTATACCCAACTCTTCAAGCCTTTTTATAGTACTGGACCTTTGTACTCTTGTAAAGATAGTCTTAAAACTATTACCTATTACCTTACCTCCTCTAGCTGTCATTTGCTGAGCCGCAGTAACTGCACCTAAAAGTTCATCAAAACTTACTCCAGCATCATTTGCAACCGCTCCAGCTCTAGAAACCGCATCTATTAAATCTTCAGTACTTACTGCAAACTGAACATCAACAGCAGCCATTTTACTCAATATCTGAGTCGAATCTAATCCCGCTTTATTAAATGTATTTAATGCCGCCGTTAAACCACTAACAGCAGCTGCTGCATCTAGCCCAGTTAGGCGTGTTAATATCAATGCATCATTTGCTCTCCTTAATGTCTCTTCGACTCCCAAACCCTGTCTTGCTAGTTCTGTTGCTGCATTAGCTACTGTATCAAAGCTTTGTGCGGTATTTTTAGCGACTTTAAATAAACTTTTTCCAAAATCTTCTAATTGGGAATTAGTTAATCCCATTACAACATTTATCTCGGTAAGTTTTCTTTCTACTTCTATAGTTGTTGTGACTAAGGATGCGAATGCTTTTTGCACTCCTTGAATCATGCCCACGGAGGCTCCAAACGCCAAAACACGAGCATTAGATGCTTCTAGCGATTTGTTAAATTCACTAACAGATCCAGTTATTTTACCTAAGGGTCTAGAGAAATTCCTATCATTTATTGATAAATTAAGACCACCCCTAGCGCTTACATTTTTAACCGCATTTCTGATGGACTTTTCTAGTCCCGTTTGAACTGTTGGTATTTTGAGAGGCATTTTTTCCTTATTCCTTACTGGAAATTACACCTAAAACAAGAGAACTATCTATAAATAGTTTCTCGACTATTTAAAAACAAAAAAACCCCCTTTTTCAAGGGGGTTTTTTCGAGAGCGGGCTAAAAGATTTTTTATCTATTAGGAATGCTGTAATGCTCTGGGATAACGTTAGAGTTAGCTCCAGATATGAAAACTCCATGAAGTAAGTCTTCTGGTCCACCAATTTGAGTGGTGAATGTGAAGTCTACACTCTTGTTGCTTCCAATGTCTGAGGAAATAGACTCACTGTCTATTCTAGCACCCTTGAAGTCAATATCCAAAGCGTCGAATGTTTCTCCCCCCACACAAGGAACTCCACCCTTCATTTTGATCTTGACATCATGCTCCTTACAGTCATCAAGGATGAGAGCAAGGTTACCTGTTCCAATTTCCGACATCAAAGCGCTAACGCTCATTGTAGCAACTACTGGGAGGTCAACAACTCTAGAGAATGCAAACCTAGTTCCAAGTCTATCAATTGGGCTTCTGCTTAGTGGTAAGCTTAAGCTAAAGTTCTGAATATGAATAGCTCCTTCTCCGCTAAGCTTTGAGAACATTGATAACTCGTTAGGAAGCTCCAAGGTAATGTCGCCAGGTTTTAGAGCAGATAAAGCTGCGTAACCAAATTGACCTGTGCTCGGAGAAGCTCCTTGATCATCTCCTCTTAAGGAAGATGGATGAGCTAAGCTGAAGTTAATACCAGAAGCTGGTGTTCCTTGTTGAAGATTTACACCAGGTATAGTTACTCCAGTAGTTCCAGCATCAGATTTAGCATTATACAGCTCAATTGTTGCGGAAGCTGTTGGAATTGATCCAACAGAAGCCTCAAGGGTGTAATCACTCAAGAAACCATTACCCAAACCAATAACAGATCTATTTTCAATAGCTTCGTTAGTGTTGAAAGCATCGGTAGATTCTGGAGTTGTAACTATGAAGAAGTTCTTTCCTGCAGCGTCACTCTTTAAGTGATTGGTTGCGGAATTAGAATCGGCTGTCCCCATTCCAACACCCTTACCGTTACCCTTTAGGTAAAAACCAAGATTTCTTTCGTTGAAACCATCTGTTGGGAAGTAAGTAAAATCAAGATTAACTGTGGGCGGCTCAAGAGCAATCGCATCAATTCTAGCCAATTGACCAAATGTATTTACATCTGTTCTGTTAATAGTAAAGCTGTAGTTTGCGCTTTGTACTCTATGGACTTGTTGAATTAAGTTTTTGTAAGTACCGCTCCAAGGCTGAATAAATACACCATAACCAACAACGTTTTTATCTGCAATTCCAACTGCGGGGTCATTATCATTGCGAGCGTAGACGGTATTAGCTGCAATCCATGCGGCTTGATTGAAATAAAGCATGACATCGCCAGAAGTATTGTTCAAGCCACCAAAAGTAGTCTGGGGAGTTGCTGATTTAAGACCTCCAACTGGGCCTCCATATTGATAGACGCTTGTTCCAAAAGCACCAGAAAAAGCCTCAAGAGCTGCTCCACTAAGGTTAGCTAAATCATTAAGACCTAAACTTGCTGCATTTTCGATTTTAGTAGCAGTATTAATCGCACCCAAAGTAGTACCAGCTTTGTGCGATCCCCATGTAATAGCGGGGTCTTGGTTTAATCCAATTGGATTAACGAGAGCCATGAAGTCGGGGCTATTTCCACTTCCTCCGAAAGGTGATTGAGGCGTGGACATTGCATTGTCGTGTCCTGTGGGTCCAAGTCCAGTCGTTAAAGCCTCACATATGAAGTGAGCCCCAGTAGCGTTAGGACTTACAAATAATGCCTCACTTTGATAAATTACTCTGTTTCTAGCCATGATTATTAGTATTTAATTTTTTTTGAAGATGTGGGTTTAACATAAATTACAGATAACTTGTCTTAATGTGAAATTTTTTATTAACTTTAAAATAATTCAACAAACCCTCGGAAACCTTGGTTTTGTTATTTCAAAATCTAAAAATCCCACGAAAAGCCCTGGTGCTATTGTATTTCTTATAGTTTCACTTATTTTTGATGTAGTTACTCTTTCTATATTAAAGGGAGCTTCTAATGTTTGTTTTGTCGGGTCTGAATATAAATATTTTCCAGTTTTAAGGTCTCCATATTCATTAATTGGATGAGATGAAAAGTCTAAATGAGGTATTACTGAATTTTTTGTATCAGCAAATAAAGAAAGCATTGCATCTAGTTGGTATAGGTTTTCAGCAAAAACAACTGATTTAAAATGTAAAACAGTTTTGTCTTCCCCTCCAAATGCAAAAGGTTCATTTTCTATGTATTCATTATTTATAAAAACAGCTGGAGTTACAAAATCATACGGAGCAATTCCGCTTTCTGGAACAAAAAACCTACTATTAGTATCAAATTTAGATTCAACTATTAAAGCTTCTTCTGTTTGATTTGTATTATATATATTAAATTCTTTTACCGAAAAAGATCCGCTAAGGTTCATATTTGCTGAAGCAGAGTTTCCTGTAACAACTATTCCACCATTATTAAAATCAAAGAAATAACCATTATTAGGGTCTTTTTTGTCAATCTTTCCTGCTGATCCAGATATATGAGTAGGAACAAATGCCCCTCCCCCGACTCCACTTTCGGTTACCCATTGCTTATAAGGACTACTGTATCTGTGAAAAGTATCAGGAAGACGTTCATCAGATGTATGGTAAAGTTTTCCTGTGAAGTTTTGATACGCCTCCCCGTATTCCAACATATGATGTTCAAACCACATGGTAAAACTAGTCGTTGCATCATGTCCAAAATTATTTTTCATGATAAAGTGGTACTTCTTAACCTCTCTATGGATTTATTAAAATTTTTTAAAATTGAACTCATATAAGAAACTCTTCTATACCTAGATCTTTGCAATTTTATTGCTCCCCCTGTCGATCCTGATCCAAAAGCTTTTTCAGCTTTTTTTCCGCCCTTCAACTGGATCGCAGTCCCAGACTTTGAATTGTCTCCAAATTTTTTCTTTGAGTCGTATAAGTATAAGCCGAGTCCAGAAAGTCCAGTTTCTATTCCATCCATCCAGCTTCTTCCTGGAGCCCAAGGGATCGGAGTCAATGAAAATAGTTTATCTTTCGTTAGAACATCTTTACCGCTTCTAACTATAAAATCCCAAACCCCGTTCGAATATTTTAACTTAGTTACCACGGTGTCTTCTAAAGCTGACCTTACTTCTGCAAGAGGATCAGACCCCTCTTGGAATCCAATAAAACTAAATAAGTTTCCGTATCCCCCTAAAGTCTCACTGGTATTGGTAGCATTCGGACCAGCATCAATTTCTCTTGTTACTGGATGTCTTTCGAATTCTTGAATCATATTATTTTTTAAAATTTCAAATTCTTTTAAAACCTTCGCTTCTACCTGTTTACCTATCTCTTTAGGTAATTGGGAGTTTATCGATCTAACCACATCTCTAGGTAATAAAGCCATGTTATTTAGATTTATCTGTAGGAAGAAGAAAGAAAGTATAATAATTTGGTTCAAATAAACCATGCGGTCTCACATCGCTTTCTATAGAAAACCTTCTATTATCAAAGTCAACTCTTTTTGTTGTGGTTAATGTTTCGTAGCCACTTGCATCAACCTTTATTCTAACATATCCATCTGGAAGTCTTAGTTTTAACTGAGAGTCAATTTCTGGAGAGTTTACTTGTGTTTGACTTCTATCTGTATCGTATGTAATTCTTGCATTAAAACTTCCTGATTGAATTATATTCTTAACGGTGGTAGATTGTAATGTGTTCTGTTGGTATATTGAGTTGAACCCTGGGTTGGTGGACAGAACTACTGTTTTAGCTTCTTTAAAATAATAAACAGGTCTGGCAAATGTATCATGAAGATCATTAAATGATTTCTGTAAATCATCTTTTTCAGCATCTGTTAATAAACTACCCACAAAATTAATTACACTTTATTAGATTGTAAGTAAAATTATTTACATTTTTATTGAAAAAAAAATAATTAAGCATATTATATTATGCTTACAATGAGTGACGAAGATAAGGAAATCCTTCAGGATAGGTACGAAAAACATATTAAGAATTTGTTTAAGTCTTTCTTGTTTGTCTTGGAGGATCTTAACAATGATCATAATATAAATTTCGCAAAACTAAAAAGAGCCATTCCTGAAACATATCACAGTCTAATAGATCAAGCTAATTATTTTGATTATGATAAAATGCAATTCCTTAGAAAAAGAGTTTTGGATTTAGGGAATGACTCTTTACGTGGTCAAAATGAAGATTTAGAAAAATTTACTGTAGAATTTAAGTTTAAAGATTATTATAAGAAACAAACATCATGAAAGAAATATATAGCTTTAGTGTAGATATCGAACGCGAAGTCGAAGAGACTGTTACTAAAAAGAAAAAAAATAAAGATAGCGGGAAAATGGAAGAGGTTTCCGAACAGGTTATGGTGAAGAAGCCTATCCCCGTAAGAATCATAATCAAAGAGCCTAACAGAAAAGATCTTGAGGAAGCAGATATTGAGTATAGTATAGAAATGAGTAAGTGCATTAAGAGAGGGATACTTACAAAAGCTATGCTTGCCAAAAAGTACAGCGATACGGGTGGTCTTCTTACTGAAGAAGATGCTAAGCTTTTAACTAGAAGATACAGTGAATTAGGAGACCTTCAAAATAAATATAGCAGACTTGGTTCAAAACCAAAGAAAACCAAACAAGACGAAGCCAAGCAGGCGGAACTCCTTGGTGAGATGGCTGAAAAAAGAAGAGATATTGTTGAAATGGAAACAAGCTACTCCTCTTTGTTTAATCATACCGCAGACAGCAAGGCTCAAAACAAAGTTATACTTTGGTATGTGGTTCACTTATCTCACTTTCAAAATAATGATGATGAGGAAATAATCCCATTCTTCAATGCAGAAGATTCAGAAGATAAGATTAATCAATATTATGATATTGACGAAAACGGTCATGATGTTTTTGATATCGTAAAAGACAAACTGACTGCAATTATTAGCTTTTGGTACTTTAGTGCAAACGCTACTAAAGAGGATTTCGATTCTCTCAATAGCGATATTGACTCTGGAGATGTATGATCCAGACAGCGAATATTTTTACAAAAGATTATTCCTAGATATAGGTAAGGGATTTACTCCTCTTTCTTATTTAAATGAAGATGTTTTCATAAAACATCTTTCTATAAATGATTATACATTAGCAGCCGAACAACAAAGTGTTATTTTAAACAAAGCACTAAAAAGAGGTATCCCTAAAAAGGAAAATATAATCGCTGATGCTATTCGAGACGGATACTGGACTCAGGAAGATGAAAATTTTATAGAATCTCAAACAATGTTTGTTGATAATCTAAACAAAAGCAAAGAACATTTATTATTAAAATCCGAAAAAGATCTTCACCAAAAAACAATTGACGAAGAAACCAAGAAATTAAACGAGAAAATAATCCAAAAAAATAATCTAACAAAAGATTCTGCTGAAGAATATGCCGTCCGACAAATAAACGATTATTATGTAGTTAGAAGTTTATTTAAAAACAAGGACTTAACAGAACCTTATTTTACCTTTGAATCTTTTTCAGAATTATCTTATAGCGAAGTTTCTGAAATTATAAAAATAAACAACTCTCATGCTAATAATTTTTCAGAATTAAATATTCAAAAAATGATTCTTGAAGAGTTCTTTTTTCCTTATATGTTTCTTTGTGAAAAACCTACTGAGTTATTCGGTGTTCCTGCTATAAACCTAAGCAGCTACCAAATTACAGTATTACTCTTTGCTAGAATATTTAAAAATATTTTTGAAAACGTTAAAGACATACCAGAAAAAATAAAAAAAGATCCAGAAGCTCTTATAGAGTTTTCTAATTCTTCGGAAAGCAGAGAGAAGACTAAAGAGCTGCTAGAAAAAGATGGTGCCAGCACTGTCTTTGGAGCCACAGAGAAAGATTACTCAGATTTGGGTGTATCTTCGACAGATATTTCTAAGAGCAAATCTTTGCATCAAGCCGCTAAGGAAAAAGGCGGGTCTTTAAGTATGCAAGATTTAATGGATATGCATTAAAAACCTTTTCTTGCAAAAAACCAATCATGTCCTGCGTGTAAGACAACTTCAAAATCTTTTAACTCGCTTTTTATATCATCTATGCTCGCATCGTCCTCATACAAAGGCGGGTTATGGCATTCTACATTAATAAATTTTACCGTATTCAAAATATCAGAAGCTCCAAGTATCATATCAAGTTCTGCTCCTTGCATATCTGCCCAAATAAAGTCAATCTCTTGTATACCCGATTGTTTTGACCAACTGTTTAATTTTATAATTTTATGAGTTGTTTCAAGAAATGTAATTTCTGGTCTAACTTTTGTATGAAGAGTTGGCTTTTTTATGCTTCCCGAACTATCCCAGTTGCTCCATTTGCCAGAACCGTCAGAAGAGAAAAAATTAACTTCTCCATCTGAATTACCAACACAAGTTTTATGGGTTTTTATTCTTGAAGAAATATCGGGATGTAATTTTTTTAATTTTGAATTAAATTTTTCAAAGGCTCGATTATCTGGCTCGAAACTATAAACCAAACTTGATTTAAATTGCTTTGCAAAATATATCGAATGACCTCCGTTATTAGCTCCTATATCTAGGATAACAGAGGGTTCTATTTTTGATTTTTTGATATAATCAGTTATTTTTTCGTGATGCATATTGATAATTATGTTTTAATATTTCGTTAATGCTGCGCATGAATTCTCGCCATTCTTTTGCAGTTTTATTACATAGAATTTTAACTTCTTTTATGATTGCTAATATTCTTTGATCTCTATTTTGTATTTCGTCGTAACTTTCGTTGATATAAGGGTGGAATGTTTTAAAACCGTCTTGTTTTAACAATTTTAATGTTTGGTAATTGCCTGCAAGAATAAATGGATGTTTCATCCAAAAGCATTTGTAAGTTTTTTCTGTATAACGATTTGATCGATTTGACATTTCAGTTTCCTGTACTAATGAAAATCGAGAGTGCTTGTAGAATTCGCTATTAATTTCTTGCCAGCACGATTTAATGCCCTTTTTAGCCTTATCGTAATCAATAATTTCTGGTAACTTCGGTAAGCTTAAATTATACTTTCCGCTCAAGGAGCCGCATGACCATAAGCAACCTTTCAATAAGTCTTCTTTAAAAAGTCTAGATAACATATGTAATTTATCCAACTTTGGATGCCCGCACAAATATGTAAAACTATATTTATATTTTTCGTAGACTGGCGGTATAATGTTCTCGTATAAATTCCAACAGAAATTTTTGTAAAAAATTGTTTTTTCATTTGATATTTTTTCATTCATTGTGTTAAAAACACAAGGGCGCTGGTATTTATTAGAATATTCTTTTATTAATTTAAACAGCAAATCTTTTGTATAAAAAGAGTGGTCTTCAAAAGAGCTATCTAATGTAATTAAGTTTTCCTTAACAATTAAATCATAAGTTATGTTATCCCTCAAGATTCTCTTGGTTTTATTTTTGTCTACATCTTGCATGTTTACAGTTAATTATAGTAAACTGCATAAACAAAAAATCCACCATAAAGATGGATTCTTGTGGGTTTAACTTTTTAAATTAATATTTCTTTTTTTTTGCCGCTGTATGAGTGTAGCCCATTTTTTTCATTTTTACATGATCTTCGTAAGTTTTTGCATCATAAGCTTTTCCTGTTTTGGGATCATACATTTTATGAGGCTTGAAGTTTTTCTTTTCTTCAGAATCTTCTGCTTTAGATTTTTGTTTTGGCTTTTGAGCTTGTTTCATTTGTTTTTCCGTAGGAGCGCCTTTATCGCCTTTTTTTCTCATTTTCTCGCCAGAGCCGTCTTTTATCCTCTGCCTCTTTCTGTGGATATTTTCCCAAAGCCCACGTTTGGCTTCAGCCTCCGTAGCTTCAGACTTTTCTCCTTGTTTTCTGAGTATTGCTTCTTGAATTGGCTTAGGTAAGGTTTTTTGTTTTTCAGTTAGTCCTCCTTCGGCTTTTTCATAAAGAGTACCTTTCATTTTTTTATACTGCATTGCACATGCTGCATAAGTCTTATCATTATCCATTCCAGCAGTATTTACAAGATCTTTATCGTAAGAAGCGCAGTGTTTCATGAAGGCTTTTTCTAAGTAATCTCCTGCTGCTTCTGATTCATCTAAATATAATAGAAGCTCTTCTTCAATCTCTTCTTCTGACCCCTTAACTTTAGTTCCAGCTCTCCATTGTTTACAAGACCAGTAACGAGCTTTTGTTTTTGGTCCTGGGTTTGCACAATTATGTCTTGCTCTAAAAGATTTTCTTCTAGCGGGATCATCCCGTTTTATCTCCATATTCGGATCCCCGAAATTAACTTTTACGACATTACCTCTTTCATTTTTAACATAAACAGAAAACTTTTTGGGACCCCCTGGGGTTCTGAAGGGCTTGTTTAATTTTTTGCCCTTGTTTTTTTCTGAAGCCCATGATTCCATTGAAATCAGTTCTCCTTCTTGATTGTCGCATTTACAATCTAAGTCACGTTCACGTATTTCTTCCGAAAAATCTAATATTATTTTTTTGTTCATATGAAAAATTGTTTTTATTCTGGGGCATCAGTGCCAGCAACTTGCCTAGGTCCACCTTTATTTACATTATAACTCTGTAAAAGTGAAAGTAAAGTTTCCTCGGCTTCTTTTGAGTAAAGTGAATACTGCTTTGATGCGGTTACTCTTTCTGATGGAGTCGAAAGCATCGCCCTTCTTCTGATTACACTATCACCATCCCTTAATTCTGTCCAATCTGAAGTCACTACAGATCCAGCACTAACACTAGAGCTGTCATGACTTACTCCCATAAGGGCTTTTCGACCTAGCTTTGCATAAAAATCTTTTAAGAAAACTTGCCTGTATATAGACTTTTCAGCATCACCCATGCCTGGATACTCTCCACTGTAGCACGAATAAATTAATACATTTAGTTCACCGATATTGTTTTGCAACCATCCCGATACAAAATCAGAGTTTACCAAACTAGGATCTTCATCAAAATCATACTTATATATTCCCGAAGCAAGGTTACCTATTTCATTAACTGCAGGGTCAAAATTGTAAGTACTAGCCATAAAGCACTTTTCACCTACTTATCTACCATTAAGAATATCTAAGACCTCTTTGGCTAGTTTCGATTTAGGATCTACTATGGGGCTTTCGGAAGATGTGTCGTATCTGTTTGAACCATCTTTAGTTCCAAACTTAACTTTAAATTCTCTTCTGATTTTGTTTCTTAAAGAGGTTTTGTTTCCAGAAGGAAAAATGCTAGCCTTAACAGCTAGTTCTTGCATTTGTCTTAAATTCATACCTTCGAGCGATGATTCCAGATCTTCGAAGGAATTTGTTCCGAAAGGATTGTTTGGAACAGAAAGCAAATCTTCTACACTTTTTGCTTTAGCCTGCTTTTCATCTACAGTCTCAAACTTACCTGTGCTATATTCCATTTCAGTCTTTTTCTTTCTGGTAGACTTAACGGTTCTTGTAGCCTTGGTAGCCTTGCTAGTCTTGGTTTTTGCTGCTGTTGTTGTTTTTCTTCGAGGAGCCATAGTTTTATTCCTTATTTAGGGTCGTTTTTAATTTATTACACATTTATAGTAAAACCTAGAAACAAAAAATCCACCATAAAGGTGGATTTTTTGAAAAGAAGTGATTTTGGACCTTCCGTTATTAAATAGTTAGTCCAAGAATCGCGCTGTCATTAATGACGGCTCTACCTTCCTCAAGCTCGGCATAGTATCCGATCTTTTTGGAACGACCAACGTATTGGTCATCAGAAGAAACTGTCATAGTGGTTCCAGACTCAGCGTCAACAGCAACTGCGCGGAGCATAGACTCACGAGAGCGGTCTAAAGCTAAAGCGAAATCTGCACCCGAAGCACCACTAATGAGCTTTCTGGCTACCTTTGAGTATTTAGCTCCTGGCCCGAACTCATAAATTTCCATGATAGAAATACCGAAGAATTCAGGAAGTCCAGATTGACTGAAAGCTTGTTTACGTCTTTCATCGGTATCAGCGATGAAGTTGGAGCCGCCAGTTGAGCTAACGGAATTGTAAGCAAAAGATCTCAATTCTTGTACAACTTCTGGGGAACAAACCAAGTCAGTAATTCCACGAGTACGATCAGGAGTGCCTCCAGACCATGATGGATTGTTTCTTTTAGCCTTCGTGAGAAGAGCGTTAAAGTCATCCATAGTGACAGTACCAGCTGCTCCAGCAGCTTGAAGAAGCTTCGTTGGATTGTCTGCAATAGTTCCCATGATTAATCCAGCGGAAGTGTTTTCTTGCTGAAGCAAGATTTCTTGAGCTAATCTAGTCATAGATTTGCTTACAACATCAAGGCGAGAACGAGAAGCATAACGCTTATCGAAATCAACAGCACTCTCAAGTCTGTAAGTAGCTATCTTTAACTCGCTATGAGTTGGAGTGACGTGATTCGAAGGTAATCCTCCAGGAGCATTGGAGCTGTATACCTTGATGTAGTCTTCGTCAGTTACATCATAGTAAAGATCCAAAGGAATGCTTGGGTTATCATCAGCAGCGAATTGGAAGGGTGAAAACAGATTACTTAATGTCGGAGCATTGTCAACTACTTCAGCTAATACTGGCCCGATGAATTCGGCTAGGGCTTGTTGGGCTTCGTATGCTACAGTTCTGTCACGGGAGGCCATTGCCTTAACCAGCTCGATCTGCTCGTCGGTTCTTTTTAGTGTAATATTCATTTTTATTTTAAACCTTGTTAGTGTTAATGATTAGCAATTTATTAGCAGTCGAGTTTAATGAGGTAATATTTACCAGACAGGACATCTGCTGAAACTGCACCTTTCATGGATGTAGTTTGGTGATTGCCTCCCCTACTTCCAGTTCCAAGAACTCGTCCGATGTAATTCTTGTCGCCTGCGGCAGCTTCAATGAATTTTCCTTGATTAGCGGCTACTTTAGCTCCAACTGTAAGTGGGTTGGAAACGGTTGGATCGGCGATGCCATTTTCATGAACTGTGATCAGGCCCTTGGTGAGAACTGGTACAGTTTGTCCAGAAAGAACAGCATTAAGCTCGTCTTTCTTTACGGGATTAAACAGCAACTGCTCATTGTTCTCGTCGATAGAAAGAGTTTGAGCTAAAGTAACACCAAGTGTTGCTTGCCCACTCTTGGCTACTGAAACCTTGAGTGGATTTTCTGGGTAAGGGTTACGACCAATTGGAGAACTGTAACTATTCTGGAAAGCGCTACGGTCATTGGTGCCATTAATAGCTCCTTCGTCCAAGTTTCCGTTTTCTACTTGCACCAAAACACCGTCTGCATTGTTTCCATCAACGCCAGGCTTTTGGGTAAGCATTGCTATATTGTCGCACTTAAGTGCATACAAGTTAACAACGTCGTTTTCGTCGTATTGTCTAAAAGGTAATAGTCTGTGTGCCATGATTATTAGTATTTAATTGTTATAGATTCTTTGGAGAAAGCAGATTTGAATTGATCCTTAAGAGAAACTTCCTTATCAAGGGTGTCTCCGTTATTTGATGTAATTTCTTCGGTTGCCTCTACGTTTTCGAGGACTTCTTCAACCTCTTCACTAGAGGCAGTTTCTTTAACTTCTTCGGAAGCCTCGCTAGGCTCTTGCGAAGATTGCATTCTTTTTTGAACTTCGGCTTCTAACTTTTCAGCGAATGCCTTTTCTTGTTCTTCTAAATGCTTTTTACTTTTATGGCTAAACAGCACTTTCATTTTTTCAGAAAATGAAGCAAAGCTTTCGTCTGTTTCGTCCAACTTATTTAAGTCTTCTACTAAAATTGCTCTATCTTGATCGGACAATTCGTATTCCGAATCAATGGAATCCATTCTGTCGTTAAAGATTTGAATCTTTCTGGATTCAGCTACGTCAGCTTCTATCTTCGAAAGCTTTTCTTGGGATTCTGCCAAGTTAGCTTCTAGATCGGAAATCTTTTGTTCAGCTTCAGCCTTAGCTTCTTCTGCTTCGAGTTTTAGTTTTTCGGTCTCAGCTTTTTCTTTTACGTAAATGTCGCTCTTTTCCTTAATGGCATCAGTAACAACTTTTACTATATTAGCAACAGCTTCTTCCGAGAACTTATCAGAAGCAGATGCCTCGATAGTTTCTTTGAGTTCGTTAATTATTTCTTTCATTTCCATGTTATGAATTTCTGAATTTAATTTGGCTTTGTCTGAAATTACAGCTTGTTTTGTATTATGTGAAGGTTTTTTTTTGCTTTTTATTATTTTTTTTAAAAATTGTTCTGTATTCACTACTATTTTTTCTACACCCTCAGAGGGTTCATCCAGATCCTTTAGTTCGTCTTCTTCTCCTTTTTTTTTATTTTCTAATTTAATTAAGCCTGATACATTAGCGGCGGGATTCGTCGTAAAGCCTATGCCCAAAGGATAAACATCTCCTGAAACAAGTCTGTAAATCTCGGTGCCATCCTTCATTAATCCTTCTCCGTCAAATGCCTTTAAATATTTTTTTAATTCACTTATGTGATTTTCGTCTGAGACTATTTCTGCTTCTTCTAGATTTTTACTGCCTATCGCTATTAGAAAATCATTAAAACCTATTTCCCAGCTAGCAGAAATTGCATTATATAACGAATTACTAGGATCTGTCGATTTTTCTACTAACTCCGCAAAGTCAGGATTTACTGTTTTATATATAACAGAAGATAGTGCTATATTAAATGGTTCCAAAGAATTAATGTCACCTTCTTTTAAAATTTCATTAGATCCAAATGTTGAAAAACCAGAGGAAACAACATGACCAACTACTTTTTCTTTCTTATGTTCTATATTAGTTGGCTTGTGAATAAAGTATGGATTTACCGCTTTTGCTGTGTCTGTAGATATTCCGTCATGATTCTTATTGAAAACATTAACAACTGCAGCATTGAAGGCAACCGCAATTAAATCAACATTTGCATCAAGATCCATTTCTTCTGGCATAAGAGATCTTAAACTCTCCAGAGATGCTTTAGATAAATCTAATTGATCTTTAGGTAAGTTTGAGGATGCTATTATTTCGCTGCCAAAGCTGGTTTTATATTTATATGGTATAGCCATACTTTATATGTACACTAACTAGGCTCTTTTTGAGAATGATATAAAAGTGCTGATGGATATAATTCAAGCTGATGAGAGCCAGAGATTTCGGAAATCTCCTTTAAGACCGAAAGACTTTCAATCTTTTCGATATCTTTAATGCAAGCATTTGCTGATCTTTTCCACATTTTTTTATCTTTGGACATAACCACGGATTCACATAAGTTTTGACATATTTTCAGCTGATCCTTATTTAGTTCTTCAGTTCCATATTTCTTTTTTAATGTGGCTTCTATGTGAGATCTTAAATCTTCAACTTTATATACTATATTCTGAATATCTTTTCTTGAATAAAGCTCTTCTTCCGCATTTACAGTTCTTGGTATTCCTGTTGTTCCCTTTGGTCTGCCAACTGGTCTGCCAGTGCTTTTAGGGGCAACAGTTTTACCACCCTCATCACTAGATACAGTATCTACTTCCCCATCGCCATCAACATCAATTAGAGGAATTCCGCCAACCAAAGGATTATACATTCCCTCTTTCCTTTTCTCTATATACCTTTCTTGAGCTGATTCTATATCTCCTGAGTCGGGGTATATTCCTGTCTTGATTGCTTCTATTCCTTGTTGAGGTGTAAGTATTCCCATTTCAATCAATCGGGTTACAACTCTTTGTAATTGAACTTCATCTTTTATATCTATTTCTTCAAATTTCGCTGTTGGATACTTTTTGAATCCCATAGCTTTACAAACCATTTTAATCTGAGGTTGTAAGAAATTATGAATAAATGACTGTCTTGCTTCTTTTAATCTTTCTAAAAAGATTTCAGCTTTAACTTGGGTGTTTTTATATTTCTCGTCTCCAACGATTACATTTTGAAGCCCTTGTCGTATATCTTCATTTACTATTTGATATTTTTCTGGACCAATAACTTTACCAATATCTGGTAGTATGAATTCCGCTTTTGTCGTATAATCTGCAACTAAAACTCTACCCACACTTTCGTTCTGGAAAAGAGATTGCATAGCTTCAAGGTTGTGTGGGTTTATACCTCCCTTGTCTGGGTCTGTACCCATGGTAATTAATAGTATTACATTTTCAATAGTTCTACTTATGGCTTGATCTACTTTTTTTAATTCAATCTTCCAATTAATGTCATCTAAAACTGGGAACCCGAACGGTATAGCAAATGGTTCATAATCTTGTTTTTTATAAAAAGAATGAGAAAGTTTTGATGGCTCAAGATCCATCGATACACCATCCATCGACCAGCCACCTTCTTTTATCCTTTTTTTGACCTCTTCTGGTAATCCGTCAAATACTTGCTTATCTTCTTCCGTCTTAGGATTCTGAAGTCTTTCAAGCTCATACTCAGATAAAATCTTTTTATATACATTATTCTTGAATGATGTGCTTCTTGTAGCAATTATGTCGTATGGATTTAATAATATATATTTTACTGGAAGATGGTTTGGTTTTAAAAAGTTTTCAGAACCATAAACTTTATTTAATCTAGCAAAATCTTCTACGGAAAATTTTCCATCTAATCTATAAAGAAATACATTTCCAGATCTATAATACTCTCTGAAATATTGATCCTTTAATCCCCATAGGTTTATTTTTGAAAACCATTTTTGAATAAACACTCTTGATGACTCGTTTCCTCCATCAACATATATTGGAGAATTCGCCAATTCAGCCATTATGTCAATAGCGTTTCTGAATATTGGAACGTTTGCATATGCCTTTTGACAAAGCTCTATAGTATCTCTTACATTTACTCCTTCTGATGAAACTTGGTAAGGTAGTATTCCTTGACTTATGTTCGAGTATCTACTGTTCTTTGTAGAGCTTGATATACTATTTCTTCTTCTTGAGGTCGTTCCTGTTCCACCACTTGACACCGATGCATTTGAAATATAATAACTTTCTCCTGCAGAGGCTGGATTAAAATCCTTGCTCTTTGAGGGCGAGTTATTCGCTTTTGCTTCGAATTTGTTCCAATACGGAGATTTTTTTGTATACTTTCTTTTCATGGCTATACAATATAGTACACCATGCTAAGAAAAAGTCTAAAGTTAACTTTCGACTTTGAAAGCTAACTTTAGCTATTTCCCTTGGAGACTAAGCAGTAAAGTTTCTGACCCAACTAAGATCTACTCGACCATTATATTGATCTCTGGGAAAATAAGTATCGTGAGAAGCTACAATATTTCTAGACACAAGAAGATCTAATTTATTTAACTTTTTATCTATTTGAGCATTGTCCCATTTTGTCCCGTTCGCCCCTGCGCTATTGTATGTGAACTCGTGACCATAAGGCGTAGTTAATTCCGAATCAGCTGGTATTCCATTTGCATCTCTCCACATTTGGTGACCAATCTGCCATTTTGGATTTATTACATAATACATAGACATATAGCCCTTATTTTTATTATAGGCAGTATTTACATTATCAGGATCATCGAACCAGTCGTAATTAATTTGTCCACGGGCTTCCGACATCTGATTTCTTACGGTTGAATTTCCAGTGGGTATGCTACCATACATGTTATTAAATTTCCAACCCCCTTGCTCGGCCTTATGCGTGCCAGCTGCTGCATATCCCCATTCTTGATATCCAGTTGTTAAACCTTCGCTCCCCCCATAATCCAACTTACTTGACAGCATGCACAATGGTATTAATGTTGGCTCGTGATGCGCGCTACTATAGCGTATATTAGTAGCTCCTCCAGCATTAGTACCCAAACTTGTGTTTTGAAACCATGGTTGCGGAGGATTTTGTGTTAATCCCATTTGGTAGCCAATATATCTTTCCCAATCGGGGTCCGAAGTAGTATAATCGTAACAATATCTCGCGCACTTATTCTCAAGACCTCTAGCTGAAATATCTTCCCAGTTAAATATCGGGAATATTAAATTAGCAGTTTGAGGTATAATCTCCATTCCTCTACCTATATTATCAAAAGCAATATTGCCAGCATTTGATGCAGTTTTATAATCTGTTGGAGCTAAAGCGGCTATATAACCAGGCAAATCAAAAATGCTACTATAGTCAAACCCATCGTTTGCAGTATCATCATATGATACTTTTATGGGTTCATATTTCTTTTGAGAAGGTATGCTTATGTAGAAAGATTTGTATTCGCTTGGTATCGTTACAGCTCCCCCTACTGACCAATAACTTTTTCCATTAGGTCCAGTTCTAAATGAACTATCGGTAATACTTGGATACCTTGATTTCCAGCTAATTGGATCTCCATTTAGACAGGTTGGAGGAACATTGGCGATATCTCCGTTATTATCACAACCGCTTAAGCCATAAGCTCCACTAGTACTGAGTAATTCTGCTACCTCAGTAGTATCAAAACTCATACCCTCATAAGGGCTATCTTCAGCGTTAATCAAAATCGTACTTAATATGTAACTACCCGTTCTACTTGTCCATGTATACTGGGTTACTGGGTTACCACCATTTATGGTGTTATTCGTTGAGTTAAAGTAAAGCCTTCCTTCAAAACCAACAGTGTCATTAGCTTGAGACAACCAATCATTGTAAACAATATTAGTAGTGTATCCCAGTCCGTCTCTGTGGTCCATTTGATATGTCGGCTCAAATACTTCAGCCCTAGTTTTAGAGGCAAGAACTGTGCCGCCCAAATAGTATGTTTTTCCATCTACTGTATATGATTCTACCTGCCCAAGACCTTTTTTTGTAATAGTCTCTACGGTAAATTCGTTACTATCATCAACAAATAAAGCCGAAGATAGGTTTCCATCCCAAGCGCTTATGCGCATTATTTGCGCAACGATTGGCATTGGCATGGCAAAACCTAATTGAGATTTCCCTGTTTTACTATTCATCCAACCAGCAAAACATAATCCTAAAACTTTCCAGACACCATTTATTTCCACCCATATTGTAGAACCAGAATCTCCCCCTTCTAAGGGACTATTACAGAATATCTCATCGGCTTTAGCATCGGCTTTAAGACCAAAAGAGAAGGCTTCAGAAAATCTAGCCCAATTGTATCCTAAGCTATTAACGGAACTCCTGTATGGTATCGAGAAATCCTGCATTGGTGCTGCAAATTCTATTTCTGGATCGCCTTCCTTTGGGCCAGTTGTTCTTCCAGACATAAACATTTTTGGGCGACCTCCACCACCGCCTACATCAGTAGCATGGTTTCCCCAATCTGTATCATACATTACTTGAACATACTCCGCCATTGAAACCCATCCTGGGGCGTTTGATCCTTGGGAGGATATTCCTATTTGTTTCCAAGAATCAGTATTAACAACACTTTCCTTTAATGCTATCAAGGCTGCATCGCACATAATCTTGGGACCATCTTCGTATCCCTTATTGTTAGTCATGACGTTTCCGTAACTCCTCCAAGATGGAGTGTTTGTCTGAGATACATCAACACTACCCATAGTTCCCATAGGGTGATATCTTTTTACTATTCCAATTTTGTCATTAGTCTCAGGGTCAAAGGTTTTATATCCAGCACTTTCCGCTCCTTGAAAGATTGACTGATTAGCTACATTAGAAGCAGAAAGTTGGTCTGCTGGCTTTTGTGTTTGACCTACTAATTCAGGAAGCCATGGGTCTATGTTGGTAACATGAGCATTTGTTAGAGCGCACAATGTATTATCATCATTATCAATCACAAGTAAACCAAGTGTTCCAAATCCAGGTTTACCTTCATTAATCATATTTTGTGATATTATACTGGAACCTCCCTTGATTGGTCTGGTTTTAGCTTTATTTGCATCAGCATTAGCTGGACTACAATCTTGATAAGATAATGTATCAATGTATCCCATTGGCATAGCCATTCCTTCTGAAAAATCAGTAAGAACTTCGTTTCCGTTTGGAAGTGTTATGGAGTCTGGTATTCCCAGCTTAGCCCCCTCTTCTACATCTACAAGGAATGTTACTAGTTCCTTACCTTCTTTGTTTCTTGAGAGAAAGAATGGTTTGTTATATTTATCTGCTATAAATTTTTCAAATTCTTCTCTGTTTCCAGAATTAGATACTGTGTCTTTTTTCATGATTTTTAATTGCTTAATTTTTAAGTGGGTACTACGATATGAAAATATATTGTATTTAAGGAGTCATCAGCGGGCGGCCTACCTTGATAGAGAGCAAGGCAATCCAATCCTCCTTCGTCAGGAGCGACTGGATCTGGAGTATCAAAATTAGGTATTTCGAAATTATGTGTTTGTTCTTGTGCTGTGTAATCGTAACCGCCGATATTTCCCCTATATGTATTACCCTTGTGAACATTGATTTGAGCCGCCTTTACTTCAGTGCTTCCTGATTGGAATATAGTCCACCTACTTATAGGACCTTGACTACCTGATATATCAAAAGAATTCTCAAAAATAGCTGAGACATCTTCGACTAAAGTAGCGCCTATAAAAAGATTATGCACATTAGTTCTAACTTGACTGCTATTATTTGCGAACATTCTAACAGCGTACTTGACAGTAGCTTTATGTTTGGTCCAATATAGAAGAATTTTATTATATGCAGAATTCTCAAACATACCACTCATATCTTCAATCGCAAAAGTTGCAGGATTGTTGCCTCCTGAAGAGTTTCTATTGTTGAACCAAAAGTTAAGGTCTAGCGAATGAGCGGGGTTGTATATCGAATTTTTGAACATGTTTCTCATGGTTTTAACCTTAGATACATCCCAAGCTCTTATCGAATGATTGAATGCAGTGCAACCATTAAACATACTACTCATATCAGTTACAGCAGAAGTGTCCCAAAAACTAATGTCTTGAGTGAATGTGGTGTTTCCTTCTAATAAACTAGACATATTAGTTACCGTCGATGTGTCCCATGATGTTATGGTTCGATGGTTGAAGGCTGACTTCCCAGCAAGCAATCCAGACATATCCAATAAATTTTGAGCGGTTTGAAACCATCTCAAGGGTTTATTGAAAGAAGACGAATTAAACATGTTTTTAATTGTCGTTACATTTGAAGTATTCCAGCCTGCTAGTCCTCCTGGGTTGCATACAGATCCATGGAACATGCCCTCAAGAGTCGTTACATTTGCAGTGTTTAGAACTAAAATGGCCTGATTCCATACTTTATTATTTTTTAGAAGGAAGGACATATTTGTTACATTATTAGTCCAGAAATTAATAGGTTTATTATATAGACTTCCCTCAAACATTCCTTCCATATTTTGCAGAGCATTTCCTGCCTTGAACCAACCTCCTATAACTTGATTAAATTGACTGTTTTTAAACATGTTCTTTGCATTTGTAACGCCTTGAACATTCCAGCTATTAATCTTGGGATTAACTTTCGAACCCTCAAACATGCTCTCCATATTTGTTACATTGGTGGTATTCCAAATTAACATGCTTGACTGGAATACTGTATTGTCTTTGAACATCTTAGACATATCCGTAACAGAGGATGTGTTCCAGCTCATTATTGTTCCCGTAAAACTTGCCGCCTCAAACATTCCTGACATATTTTGTACAGATTTAGCGGTGGTAAACCAGCCAGCCAGCACTTTATTAAACTTACTGTTCTTGAACATGTTTTTCATGCTAATAACATTTCCAACATTCCAACCATTTATTCCGCTATTAAATTTTGATCCCTCGAACATACTTTCCATGGTTGTAACATTCTGGGTATTTATCGCCATAGAGTTTGTCCATTGAGAATCTTTAAACATGAATGATGTGTCCGTTAGGGCTGAACCAAAATTAACCCCCCCCATATTGAATCTGCTATCTTGAAAGCATCCTTTTGTTGAAATAAGACTGACGCTTGAAGAATTTATATTTGCAAAAAACTGTTTACAACGAAATGAGGTTCTAAATTTTGTGCCTTTGAATGTATAGAGACATCTTATATTTCCATCATCTCCTGCAGTTTTTAATATCGTTGATGATGGGTCTGCTGAATCAAGTATGTGTATTTCTGGGTTAAATTTTCCTTGAGCTATAGACATATCTTCGAAGTCTCCTTCTCCATGCACCCAAAGATTACCCCCAATTTCATCTATTTCTTCGTGATTAGCGCATGGTGATCTTGAACCTCTTTCTGCCATGCACAATTTAAGACTGGTATCAAAAGCATTTACCGCTGTTCCAAATCCACCATTAACCACTATTTTTCTTGCATTTTTGTTGTTGTATAAATGCCAAAGTGTAAGGGACTGCTGGTCGGTTTCCATTTTACCTACTTCAGTTCCCATATTGGGGTGCGATGAGCACTTAATATAAAGTCCTGCCACAAGGGTTCCAGCTGGATAAGTGTCCCCTTCCTGAATTACTATCGTTGACGTTCCATCATTTCCTGGAGTACCACTAATCGTTACATTTGTACTGTGTGTGGTGCCTTCTGAGGTTAAGGAAAATACTAGTGGGTGAGTATTATTTGATGCATCACTTTGATCAAAAATATATGTATTACCTTCTTCGAGGGTTGGGTTTGATATTTCTGTTGTTCCTTTCTCGTCATATAATACAAACTTATCTCCGCTTCTGTTTTCAACCTTAACCTTGAATGTAATTGTTCTTCTTTGGACTCCTGCCGAGGTCAGGCCGCTTATGTTCTCGACATTTCCGTCTCCCCAATTCACAGCTACATTGATATCAGTTTCGTTGAAATACCGAGGCTTACCAAAAGATATCGCTAAAAAGTCGTTGCCCTGTTTTTTATTTAAAATAATCTTACTCATGCCGTTTTTTGTTTTAAATTAGTTATTTTGATGAACAAAAAATATTACACGAAATTTTGATTATTATCTTATAATTTTACTGTAGAATGCTTGATCCCAAGAAGCTCTTGCTTGAAAAGCTTCAATCGTTTTCTTTGGGAAAGTGTTTTTTGGATTTTTCTTTTTTTCCTTGTTGTCGTTTTTTGTAGCGGTGTTTATGTCTTGTGGAATGATTTTTTGCTCGTAGCAGGACTCAATTACTTCTTTTAGTATATTATCTGAATCAGAAATATCTTTTACTAAAAAATTATTTTCTATTAAAAAATCCAATGCATTGTCTAGATGTTGATGTTCTATTGGGCTGTTATTTCCTATTTCATTTAATGCTCTTATGATCCATGAGTCCTCCGTGCTATCTGACTCAAGATACTCCTGTATATTTTTTTGTTTTATCACTCCATGAGTGTCTTCGTGTTGAGATCTCTCTGAAGTTATATAATTGTAAAGTGATATTGCTCTATCTAGCGGATCTCTTAAAATTGTAAAATTAAACGGAACAACATTAATCTTTTTAAAAAACATCCAAATATTTTCAAGAGATTTTACTATAACTTTTGGGCATATTTTACCACAACAGCCTTCGCTTTCACTCACAGCTGGTTCAGCTACCGCAGCTAATATGCTAGCTTTGTCATCTTTGATGTATTCAATTAAAGTGTCTATATCTGAACTTCTAGATCTAGGGGCATCATGCCTGTATTTTCTTATTCTAGGATCGTTTTTCCATATATCATTTTTAAATAAAATAAAAAAGGTTGCATGCGAGCAATCATCAAAGTCTACCTGCATTCTTTGTATGTTAAAATATCTATCTCCCCCATGCATTCTGGTGAAATATTTAGTGAAAGCTGAAATTATAAAGCTTCCAGCATTCTTGGGTATATGTAAAAATGTTGGCACCTTTCTTTCGCTATCATTCTGTAAATTTTCGGTTCCTAAATCTTTAATAGCCATCTCTCTATATATGATATTGTGTATTCTACACTTATTATCTAAAATTTCATTTGTTTCGGCTGGCATCTCATCTCTAACTTTCACAACTTTTCCTACTGTAGAATTGAAATTCGCTATATTCAGATGATTTAATTCGATTTCTATATTATATGTTTGCTTATATATTCTGTATAAAATTTCGTCTATAATTTTTGTGTCAAATATTTGAAACTTACTCAGTATATAGAAAAGAAAACTTTCTTCGTATTCGTTCAACACTTCTCTCTGAAAGAAACATTTTTGCAAAAAATAAGGAGAGAAGTCTTCTTGCAGGAACGACAAAAAAGCATTATCTCTGTCTTCTTTGTTTTCTATAATCCTATGATGATTTAATAACTCATGTTTTATAAAACTAGATCCAGCTAAATCTAAATGATCTTTATGAAATAAATATAAGTACGGTGATTTGTTTGTTTTTTTAATTATAGCTTTGAAGTAGTTAAATATGGTTTTATTTAGTTTTGTTGTGGATCTAAAATCTAAACATATCGATAATATTTTTATGTACTTATCTTCTATCAATTTAGCTAAATTAAAAAAAGAAATAGAATAGCAGTTAAAATCTATTTCCTGAAAAAAGCTTCTTGGGTATGCATCAAAGTATTCTTTACATACAGCAAAAATAATTATTCTCGCACCGTCATCTGTTATTATTTTTAGTTTTACAGCTTTTGTGTATCTACTGTCTTTTTTAAGGTATTGCCTTGCTGCAATTAAGCTGATATCTAGTATATATTCTGAGCCGCAATGTGGTTGAAGCAGGCATACAGGAAGATCTTCGCCTTCTGTTTGATCGAATGTATCTTCGTCTATTAATTCGTGATTCTTGTTGCTTTTTTTATGAAGTATCAATGATTTCGGATACCTATCTAAAACCTCACTCTCTTCTATATAAAAATCCCTAGGATCGCTCATGTTAATTATCATCTCGATATCCAGTAGGGTGTATTTATCCAAGTGGTTTTTGTAAAACAAGAAATTAGCTATATCGAAATTCAAGTATCCGCTTGGAGGCATTTTGTTTTTTATAATTTCCTCTCCCCCTTTTAGTATTTCTTCTAGTTTCTCTGAATTCCTATATATAGCTATTCCATTTAAATGATCTTTATATTCAGATTCGTAATGGCATTCTTGATCGCCTTTATATTTGCTGCCTGCTATTTCGAAATCATTTTCTTTACAAAAATTAAAAATTTTATCAAACCAATTTTTTTGAAGAGGAATACTATCAGCCTCTAACATTAAAAGGTTTTTGTAATTTTCTTTTTTTCCCATCATCAGCCTAATCGACCTGTAGAATAAAAGGTTGGCTCCAGAAGTATATCCATATTCTGGCATAACTTTTGGCTTTGGGGTTTTTAACCAGGGATACCAAAAAACATCTTCTTTTTCACAAAGATCTAACGACACAACTTCAAGCTTATTGACCCATGGGTTTTTTTCGACTCTATCAATTATTATTTCTATTTTTTTTGTGTCTACTATCTTGTTTAAAAAAATAAATATATCAATCTTCCATTCGACTGATGGTATTAAATTTAGGTAGCTCCATAAGGTTGATTCAACACCTTCGTTTATGATTTCATTTTCAGTACAAACAAAAAAAACACAAAGCTCTTTTGTCGGTTTTAAATTTTCTAAATTTATCATTTGGTATTGAAATAAAGCAAGCCACTTATAATATAGGCATATGAAAACATTTACAATATTACTTTGCTTTTTTCTCTGCTCCTGCTCTGCCAGCTCCTTTGTTAATCAAACAAAACCCTCAAACCATCGGCTTAAGGACAAGCCTGTTGTAGTCTCTGAACTGCCTGTTTCTGATAAAAGCTATCACATTGTTCTTGATCAAAACGGGGAAGTTGTTTCTACGACTCCAAATGTGGCCTCTTCTGCCTTTACTATAATCTTATATATAATCTTAGGTTGCACAATAGGTTGTGGGATAATTTACATAACCCCTTATTTTTTAAAGAAAATTAAAAAACCTGACATAATATAAAAAATGTTTTCTTTTTAAACTTTGTATTGACCACCCGTGAACAAGAACCCTCTTTTTTAAATCTTTTAGGTATTTTTGGTTCACCAGGCAGGTTACATCATAACCGTCAATCTCAACTTCTTCGCAATACTCTTGGCATATTAATTTTATGTCTTCTGCGTTTTTTCTCATCTTTTAGTCCACACCAAAGACAGACCATAGGCTTATAACTATATATAAAACTATAAGTAATTCGATTAAGAACGAAATTTTTTCTCCCATAAATATATCATACACTTTTATTGTTTGAATTTTAGTGGACTAGTTTCTGGTTTAGTGTATTATAATATGTTGACCAAACGACATATCAACCACGGATCAAGGCTACATATATCTTAATGGACTTTAAGGAACACCCCTCTGTGAGGGTATTATTTAATAAATACAGAAATAAGTGGAGAGCTTTAAAAGAAGAGCTTAAAGATGTTGAGCATTTGTCTGATTTAGCTTGGAGCGAATTCTATCCAGAATTCCAGAAAGCACTAAAGGCTAAAAATATAAAAGACCCTTTTTTGGAACAAGAAAATGTTCCTGAGAAAAAAAATACTTCTGTATTTTCTGAGGAATGTATAAAGATGATTTACAGGGAGGTTGCAAAAAAAAGCCATCCTGACAAAAATGGCTCATCTAAGGTTGAATCTTTCCAAAAGATATCCAAGGCAAAAAAAGACGGAGATCTCAACATTTTTCTTGACGAGGCAAAAAAAATAGAAAAAAAGAAGATTGAAGTTTCATACTCTTTAATAGATAAGCTAGAAGAAGAAATTTCGGATATGGAAAAGAAAATAGAACAATTGAGGGGGACATTTTTCCTGAATTGGTATTATGCCCCCAAAGTCAATAGATCGAAAATAATGAATCAAATAATTAATTATTATGAAAAAAAGAAAAGTTAGGTCGTGCGAAGAAACAATTATGCAAAACAGTTTTGACAAATTTCATGTTAAAAGTCTAAAGCTTACAGAAAAGCAGAAAAGATTTTTTTCGTTAGCTTCTGATGAAAACTGTAAAATAGTTTTTGTTTCTGGTCCCGCTGGAAGTTCAAAAACATACATATCGGTATATAGCGCTCTTAGGCTTTTGAGCCAGTTTAAAGAAACAGACTTAATTTACATAAGAACTATCATAGAAAGTGCTGACAAAGGGCTAGGGGCTCTTCCAGGAGACCTTGAAGATAAGTTTAACCCTTATATGATACCTCTTTTGGAAAAGCTGAGCGAAATGCTGCCCGACAGCACAACAACTCAGAAAGATTTATTAGAAGCAGGCAGGATTGATGCAATGCCAATAAATTTCCTTAGGGGGGTTAGTTGGAATAATAAGATAATTATTATGGATGAAGCTCAAAATGCTACATTTAAAGAACTGACTACTCTTATTACTAGAATCGGGGAAGGTAGTAGACTTTTTATATGTGGAGATTTAATGCAAAGTGATATTAATGGAAAAAGTGGATTCGGTGATATGATGAATATTTTTGATGACGAAAAAAGTGCTCAAAATGGTATTCATTGCTTTAGATTCAATAATTCAGACATAAAAAGAAGCAAAGTATTAAAGTACATTATTTCTAGACTAGAAGATCAAGCTCGGATTTCAGAAAAAAAATAATTTACACTTTTTTTAGTAGAATATAGAATTTTTTTTAAAATAATTTATTATTTTTAAATGAGTTCTGAAATTATTGTTGCTATTTTGTCTTCTTTGACAACTGCTTGCGCTGTTTTTCTAAAGGTGTATCTTGAGAGAAAAAAAGAAAGCAAAATGTCTGAAGACATAAAAGATATAATCAAATCTCATAATATTAAGTCGATACAAATAAATATACAAGAAAACAACGGTGATTTCAAATTTAAAAGCGAAGGTTCGAGCCTTTTTGAGTCTTTTATACCGTTGGGAGATGCTGCGATCCAAATTAAATCATCAGAAAAACTATCAATCGAAAATGAAAAACTAATAACTAGATATATGGAAAATAAAATTAACATAATAAATCATCATGGCTAAGATATATTGCCCTCACTGCGGTAGCAAAAACGAGTACTCTTTAAAGAAACCAGATTTTTGCAAATCTTGCAATAAGCCACTTTCTAAAATCTCCAATATTAGCAAAGGTGGTATTATAAAAGAAGCTAAGCCCGCACCCATTAAAGACGAAATGCCAATTCCTGATGGGGATTCAAGTTCCGATGATTTCTCAGATTCTTTTGAGGTTCCTTCAGTCAGTCGCCTACAATACGATATTGATTATTCAACAAACAATGTATTTAAAGGTTCTGACATATTGAATATAAGCGAGGAGGATTTAAAAGAGGCTCAAAAACCTACAAAAAAAGCAAGTGGAACCCGAAAAAGAAAAACCAACGTACGACGAAAAAAGCGAGCTGATTGATAATGAAATTCGTAAAAGAAGACCCAGATGGAGATTGACATCTTTAGCCTGGGTTGACTTTGACGATGTTTCACAAATAATAAGAGCTCACATTGCTAAAAAATGGGATCAATGGGATCCCGATAGACCTTTGGTTCCCTGGGTTAATAAAATTATTACAAATCAATTCAAAAATATACTTAGGAATCATTATCATAATTTTGTTAAACCTTGTATGGGTTGCCCTTTCAATAACAGCATGAGCGAAGAAGAAAACTCCTGCACTTTTACAAAATCAAAAACTCAAGATACAACATGCCCTTTGTATAAAAAATGGAGCAAATCAAAAAAACATGCATACGGTGTAAAGATACCTGTCCCTATAGAAGTTCTTCCGAGAGCAGAGGTAGAATCAAAAGAAGATGGGTATTGTGAACTTGATTTTTATATAGAAAAAATACATAAAGAAATAAAGAAGCAAGTGTCTGAAAGAAACTATAATATATATACTATGCTTTTTATAGAAGAAATAAGCGAAGAAGAAATAGCCAAGAGGCTCGGTTATAAAACATCAGAAAAAGGCAGGAAGGCGGGGTATAAACAAATTAAAAATTTAAAACTAAAATTTAAAAAATTAGTGATTAAAATTTTAGAAAAAAAAGATATATTTTTTACATGAAATTAACAGAAGAACAAAAACAGTTTATAGATAAAAACTATATACAAATACCAGATGTTGATAAATTAACTAAAGTTATTTTTAAAGACGAATCCTTAGACGGCAGAAATAAGGAAGGTAAAGCTGTTGCAGAATATATGCTACAAAAAGGTTATGGTTATAAAACCAGAGCACACAAAAAAGCTAAAAAAATAACCCTAACTGAGGAGCAGAAAGAGCTTATAACCGAGTATTCAAAGGATCAATTAAATAGTTTGCAGATAGCTCAATTAATATTTCAAGATAAAGAAGTTAAAAATTTAAGCTCCGAACAAAGATGTGTTGCTGAATATTTAAAAACTAATTCGGCTAATTTTATTAAACTTTCACCAGAAGAGGAAACAGAAAGTTATACATATTGCCCTCCCAAAACAGAAACAAAAGTTATCAAGAAAATAAATGAATTCACCCAAGCTGAATTAAATGAAGATATTAACAAGTTAAAAAGAGAGGAAAGAGAAAATGTTTTAAGTTTAAAGAATAATTTATCTTCCCCCAGGTTTTCTCAGTTAATGGAAACATATAAATGCAATGATAGGGAATTGTTTGAGGCTGAATTTGTAAGAGCTATTTGGGATAAACCTGATTTAACTTCTGATGAAGTTAATTTATACATTAATGTTTGCATTGATTATATAAATTTAAAAACCATACAAAGCAATATGGAAAAATTAAATAGGATGTTTGAGGATTGCGAAGATCAAACCGAAATGTCTGTGAAATTAGCAGAAATACTAAAAGCTAAAAGTTCGGAATACCATCAATGCGAACAAAGACAAGAGTCTTTAATTAAGAAATTAAATGGAGATAGATCCGTAAGGCTAAAAGATAAAAAAGAGAAATTTGCTTCTGTACTCACTTTGGTTCAATCGTTCCAAGAAGAAGAGGAGAGATCTAGAATGATCAAAATAGCAGAAATGCAAAAAAAGCTTGTTAGCGAGGAAGCGACAAAGCTTGAAAATATGGACAGCTGGAAAGCTCGCATATTAGGCTTAAGAAAGGAAGATGTGTTATAATGTATGAATATAAGGTAAAAGAGGTTATTAAGGTGGTTGACGGCGACACTGTCGATGTTCTTATTGACTTAGGCTTCTACTTGTACACAAAAAAAAGAGTTAGACTTCAGGGTATCAATGCGCCCGAATCAAGAACTAGAAATCTATCTGAAAAGAAAAGGGGTATAAAATCTAAGGAAAGATTAAAAGAAATGTGCGACTCTGATTTGGTTTTAAAATGCCATGGTTTGGGCAAATATGGAAGAGTTTTAGGTGAGCTTTTTTCAGACGGTGTAAGTTTGAATAAACTAATGGTTTCGGAGGGTCATGCTGTTGAGTATTTCGGAGGCAAAAGATAAGGTGGTTTTAAAATGTAAAATTTGCGGTAAAGATTTTAAATCTTTCTCTGGTCTTCATATTCATTTATCAAGGATTCATAATGTAACACAAGCGGAATATTACAAAAAATATTATCCCAAAAAAAGCCTTCTATTAAAACGTCAAATTCCCTTTAAAAATTATCAAGACTACATGTCTAGGGATTTTATAAATAAATCTGAATTTTTGGATTGGTGTGAAAAATCTGAACCCGAAAAAGTCAAAAAGTACTTAAAATCCAAATTAAAAAATAGAATTGAAAGCAAATCGCTAAAACATGCTCTTAGCGAAATTGAATTAGAGCTTTGTGATTTTCCAGCAATAGATGTTTATAGAAATCTATTTGGAAGTTACTCTTTGTTGTGCGAAGAGCTTGGATTAAATAATATTTTAAATAAAAAAATTCCTTGTGATTTTTTTGATTTTAAAGATAAAGAAGGAATGAAAATTTTTGTTGACACGAGGGAGCAAAAACCTATAAATTTCATAAATTCAGAATCAATGAAACTTGATTTTGGGGATTACACAGCAGCTTCTCCTTATTACGATTATACATATATAGATAGAAAAAGCGAGGGTGACCTAAAGTCAACTTTAAGCGGCTCTAACTTCGAGCGTTTTAAAAAAGAGTTAGCTAGAGCTAGGTTATTTAATTCTTATGTTTTTGTTGTTGTTGAAAGCAGTATAGATAAAATCAAAAAGAATAATGTTTTCTCTCCGCATAAATCGAAACTTCCTTATATTTGGCATAATTTAAAAACAGTATCACAAGAGTATAAAGACTGCTGTCAATTTGTGTTTGCGGAAAACAGAGCAGGGTTGAAAAAATTAATTCCGAAAATATTATTATATGGAAAAAAATTATGGAATGTGGATGTGCAATACTTTTTAAACAAAAAAATACATGAAAGAGCAATTAATAGAACCGACTGAAGAATTAAAGAATCAACAGAAAAGCCAAGAGGCAATTATATGGTCTCTTGATTTAATGGTTAACTTATTTAACTGTAGTGATTTCCCTTTTGAAGAAAAGGAAATACAGGAGCTAGCTCAAATGCTTGGCGAAAAAATAGACGAAGGCGGAGAAATTGTTGGGGTTGTTAATGAATTTGGCAAACATGAAGAGGCAATGAAGGGTCTTAGGCTAATTCACGAAACACAAAACTCTTTAATAACAGCTCACTTTGTAGAAAAGACTAAAAATGTGTATTTAAATATTCACTCTTGTGCTGGTTATAGACCTAGCGAGGCTATAGCTTTAATTGTTGAAAAAACAAAACCAGAGAGCTACTCTTGTCAAAAAGTTTTTAGAGACTAATGTCTTGGGAAGAGGGAAGTCAAAAAAGACCCCCCAAGGAAGATTTCAATAAAATACTATCTGAGATCGAAGGGTATATAGATGAGGATGAAGCCAAAGTCTTGTTATATAAATTTCTTAAAGAAAATATAACATTTGCAGCGGATTTAATATCTGGAGTTGAGCTTTTTCCATTTCAGCACATGGCTATCAAGGCTATGTTTGAGACGGACTACACTCTTGGGATTTGGTCTAGAGGTATGTCTAAATCCTTTACCACGGGTATATACGCTTTTCTTGATGCTATATTTAACCAAGGTGTTGAAATAGGAATACTTTCCAAATCTTTTAGGCAATCCAAGATGATATTCAAAAAAATAGAGGATATCGCTGCCAAACCAGAAGCTAGTTTCTTATCTCAATGCATAACACACAAATCAAAAAGTAATGACGAATGGTTGCTTGAAATAGGGCAATCTAGAATTAGAGCTTTGCCTCTTGGAGATGGTTCAAAACTACGTGGTTTTAGGTTTCATAGAATTATTATTGATGAATTTTTGCTTATGCCAGAAAGGATTTATAATGAGGTTATTGTGCCTTTCCTTTCTGTTGTGGAAAATCCAGTTGAGAGGGAGCGTATGTTCCAAATGGAAAATAAATTAATAAAAGAGGGGAAGTTAAAAGAGGAGGATAGGCATAAATGGCCCAACAATAAGCTAATTGCCCTTTCTTCTGCCTCTTATAAGTTTGAGTACCTGTATAAAGTTTACGAGCAGTTTGAGATGCTTATAAATGGATCAATAAAAGAAGATGGAGATGCAACTAGATGCATTATGCAATTTAGTTATGATTGCGCTCCACAAAAACTTTATGATGAAAATTTGATACTTCAATCCAAGCAGACGATGAGTCACTCGCAATTTGAGCGAGAATTTGGAGCTATATTTACCGATGATAGTTCTGGGTACTTCAAAACTTCAAAAATGGCAGAATGCACCATTCCAGACGGAGAAGACCCTTCTGTAGAAGTGAAAGGTGACCCAGATTCCGAATACATAGTATCTTTCGATCCCAGTTGGGCTGAATCTGAGAGTTCTGATGATTTTGCCATGCATGTATTTAAAATTAATAATGAAACTAAGCAAGGCACCATGGTTCATGGTTATGCTTTATCTGGAACAAATTTAAAGCACCATATACAGTACTTCCATTATTTACTGACTCATTTTAATGTTGCAGCTGTCGTGGGGGATTATAATGGCGGAGTTCAATTTATTAATGCATGCAATGAAAGCTCTTTATTTTCACAGTCCAAAATTAAAATCAGCATGCTATCTAGCGATTTTGATAAACCAGAAAAATATGAAGAAGATTTAGCTATCGCAAAAAAAGAGTACGATAAAGGATCTAGATGTTATTGTGTTTTAAGAAAACCCACAAGCTCATGGATAAGAATGGCTAACGAATTACTACAATCGAATCTTGACCATAAAAGAATATGGTTTGGGTCCAGAGCAATGGATGAAAGCTATCATAAGCAAATAAAACAAAAAATACCCATTAATGATTTAAAGTATTTAAATATAGCAGATCAAAAAGAAAATGTTGGGGCGAAAATGATTGATTTTGTAGAGCATCAAAGCGATATGATAGACCTAACGAAAACCCAGTGTGCATTAGTTCAAATAAAAACAACGTCACAAGGAACTCAGACCTTTGATCTTCCTGATACATTAAAAAGAACGACAGGCCCAAACAAGGCAAGAAAAGATAGTTATTCTTCTATGGTTTTGGGGAATTGGATGGTAAAGGTTTATTATGATTTTATGAATTATCAAACTCCTGTTACACAAGTCCAGACATTCACGCCTTCTTTTATAAAATGAATCCATATATGATAGATGTTTTAAGAAGGAATCGATATAGTTCTGGTAATGTCTCGTTATTAAGATCCTGTCTTTTTATTCATATACCTAAATGTGCAGGTAATACAATAAAGGACTCAATCGGTGGATTTTCCCAAGACTCTCATTCTATGGCTAAAGAAATCCCCATAGAAATCTTTAAAAATTTCTATTCTTTTTCTTTTGTTAGAAATCCTTGGGATAGATGTTTAAGTGCATATTATTATTTATCTAAAGGCGGAAGCAGGAATAAACAGGATTTTCTTGACAGAGAGGAATTTGTAATTAATTACCCTAATTTTCATGATTTTTTAGTAAGAGGGGGTCTGGATCGTGCCTCAGAAGATCAAATTCACTTTAAACCCCAAAAAAGATTTTTAGAGCATAGGAATTTTAATTTTATAGGCAAAGTAGAAAATATAGAAGAAGACATGAAAACAGTTTGCAAAAACCTTGACATAGAATATAGTTTGCCTCACTTTAACAGAGGAATAAGACCTTCTTCCAACATATATACCACCAAAACGGCTGATATTGTTGCTGATATATATAGAGAGGATATTGAGGCTTTTCAGTTTGAGTTTGACACGCAACCAACAAGATTTGTTAAACCATGAATGGATGAAATTTCGGCGGGGGCGGCGCTATAAACTATTTTTCCTGTTGTTTTAAAAAATTTTTTTTCGATAAAATAGACTTTTAAAGAATTATATACTTTATATGCTTTTGATTTGGGTATTTGTATAATTCTATGTATTCTCCCGTTTGAGGTTCAAAAATGTACCAATCTTTGTTTGTAAAAACAAGATTGAGCATATGAAGGTAACCTTCTGGGATTCCACCAAATGGTTTTCTTTGTTCTACAACAACTAATCCAACCGCAAACTCAACATCCACACCATTTGAATAACTAGCAACACCCATTAGTGATTTATAGAGCATTGCATAATTATCACAATCTAAATTTTCCCCATTACCACCTAAAGACATTAATCCATTCTCAAATAATAAATTCTCAAACCAAGAGTTAAATTTTTTAAAAAAGAAAAAGTCAACAGGTTTGTAGATGGTATCAAGCATAACCATCCCAATATCATTCGGAACCTCTGTTTTTTTCCAGTTGAATGTTTTGCCGTGAGCAAAATGACGACCAAAATCCATTCTTTTCAAGTATGAAGAAGGATTGATTTCTTTATATTCTGGTATTTCTTTTATTTCATTAAAGTCTCTTTGTAGACAAGAGGAGGGTATGAGAAGAAATGAGCTTATTAAGATTAATGATTTTATTTTTTGTAGTCCACTCATGAACTACATTACACATTATAAGATGCAGAAACCCTTTACCATCGCATGAACTTCAGCTTGAGACTTAGATAAATTGCCTCTTTCTATATGGAAATATATATTTTCGGCGTAATCACATACTTTTAATATTTCTTCCATTTCTAGCTCTTCAACATTTATTATTTTCTTAATTTCTGACATTGATACTGCAGCAAGAAAAGATTGAAGCAATCTAGCCATTTCATCTTCATTTATCTGCTTGAGTTTCATATTTTTAGCTCTTGTCTCTTGATCCAATTTGATTGTTTCATATTTTGACATGAACTTACTCCATATTCTAGCTGCTGTTTTTTCTATTTTTGTTTTATTCATAAATACAATATATCATATATTAAAGATAAAGGAAAGCATAAAATACAAATATTTCGCGCTTATTGGTTTTTTTCCTTTTTTTCTTTTTAAGGTCTGGTTTTTTTTTAAATTTACTAAAATTAAGTTTTCTTCTTATTAACGGCGAATTTTTACTAATACGCCCCCCTCCTTAAGTAACGGCGATTATTTATTATAATTTATTATTTTTAATTGCATATTGAAAATGAGGCCCCTGCGCATTGGGACAAAAAAAATCCCCGCCCCATTTTCTACTAAATGGGGGGGGATCTCGTTAGGTTCTTACTTACTTAGATCGACCAGATTTCCACGACTCCAGGATTTCGCCATTCTAGGAAGAGATCTTCGTCCTCTAGCCAGTCCTTGATTTTCTGCGGGATCAGATCGTGAGCTGGATCCTGCCAGTAGTCGCAGATCCCAGACTCTCCTAACCCCGTCCAGATCCCTCCTTGGGGATATCCGTGGGCTTTTGTGGTGGTCAGAAATACATCCCCCAGACCCAGATCCGTGAGGATCTGGGCGAGGGCTTTGATAAGTTGTCTTGCTCTTTCTTCGGTCATTGTCAGATCCTCCAGATTAGAGTGGGAGTTTAGTCAGTTCTTCGGGCTGAACTGGCATGAGAGGCTTGGCGAATTCCCAGAGGGCGATAAGCTGATGACCCAGATCCGTCAGTTCTCCGTAACGTTCTCCGAGGGTTCCGTCATCGTTCTCCTCGTTGTAGTTGTGGATGAATCCTGCATCCAGACCCCACTGGTAGAAGGATCCTTGCTCCGTGTCGATGTTGGAGTAGTCTGGTTCCCAGATCTGACCCTCTTCTTGGATCATGATCAGGAAGGCGATTTTCTTGGCGAGTTCTGTTTTCATAAGTAAGTAAGTAGTGGTTAGGTGAGGGAGGCGGATCCGCCCTCTGTCAGATACACTTTTACCATAGGTCACAAGTAGGGTCAAGAAAAACTTTTCGAAAGTTATTCACGTTGATAACTAAGCCAGATCCAGATCTGAGGATCCGCAGGTCATGAAGATCCCGACAAGGATCCACGGAGCTAAGAGGGTAAGCCCTCCAGTCAGATCCGCAAGGACTAGGCTCCAGATCGGCATCGTTATAAGTAAGGTTTTAAGTAGTAAGTTTCTCATATGTATTTGACTCGTTTGTATTTGT